GGTGGAGGAGGAGGCGGAGGTGGCGGAGGAGGAGGTGGAGGAGGGGGTGGTGGACTAGCTATCAAAATACTAGCAGCTCCGGTAACATCTAGTCTGCCACCAGTACTAATCGGGGCAGCGCCATTGGTAGCAAAAGCTGGGGTTGGTATTGCGCTAAAAAGAATAGCGTTTTTAATTTGTGCGGCAGATACGTTTGGAAAAATACTTGCCAATAACGCAACAGCTCCGGCAACATGGGGACAGGCCATACTAGTTCCACTAATAGAAAAATAGTCACCATTCTTCCATGTGCTTAGTATGCCACCTTCTTCAGTCTGGTCTCCTCCTGGTGCTGCTATATCAACATTAGCTAAGCCATAATTAGAAAATATACTCCTAGCCCCAGTAATAGTCATGCTTGCTACAGATATAATACCATCTGTTCCGCTTGGATCGTTCCATGTATAAGAGGATGGATATTTTGGTAATGAATCATTATTTGTTCCATTATTAGCAGCAGCACATACGCTAATTATACCTTGAGCATAAGCGGCTTTCATAGCATCTAATTGAGATTGAGAAAATGATCCGCCGGCATAACTATGATTAATTACAACAATATTTCTGCCTTTTGGATCATTATTTTTAAATAATTGTTTTAATGATGTTGTATAATTTACAGCTAGTATAATTTTAGCCAAACTGCTTGTAAGTTCAAGACTACTACATGGTGGTGGTTTGTCACTTCTACAAGAGAATATTTTTCCATTCAATAGACTAACTCTTTTACAAACTCCTGTCACTCCCAAATTATTGTCACCAAAAGCTCCTATTGTACCAGCAACATGGGTTCCATGACCATTATAATCATTATATCCTTCGTTATTGGTGCTAAAATCTCCTTCTAGATTATTATTAGAATCATATGTGAATCTAAGATTACCAGCTAAATCTGCATGAGTAATCATATTATTTAATAATATGCCAGTATCTATAACCACAGCATAAACATCATGAGTTCCTATATGTCCTCGATTCCATAGGGGGACAACATTTATATGAAAATTGCCTCTCGCTGGATTTAGACCCCATAATTCGAACCATCTACTATCATTACTCAAAGAATTATAACTTTTATTAATTATTGGTTCTTCGAATCTAATTATTTCATCAGCTTCAAAAAATGCTATATTTTTATTATAATTCAATGTATTTTGTGTTTCAAAAGTATTTTGCCTAACCAAAAACATCCCAGGAAGACCCAATCCTCTAATAACAGTATATTCAGGTCCTAAAATAGTATAAATATCATTTATAGATTCCATTCTAGATATTGCTTCTTCAGTAAGTCTAATAATAAAATTACTAGAATACTCTGATTGAGAATTAATTAATATTGATTCTATTTTAGTATCAACAAATTGAGTAAACCATATCTCTGATACTTTATTATAATCACTATTCATAATAGATATTATTTGTCCTAAATATTAATTAAGATTCTGTAGCACAAACATCAAGACCACATCTTATTGCTATACTATCATATATTTTATGTTGACTTCTATCATGAGTAAGCTCTATTGTAACAAGACTTTGTTCGTATAGTGCCAAATTAGGAACCAGATAAGTATAAATATTTCCATTACCATTCTCACCAAAATAAATATCTCCAGACGATGGAACAAAACCAACAGTTCCGATGCCCATATTAGCTGTTGTAAACTTATAAGTATATTTTTCACCAGGATTAGCATTGTAAACTTCTACTATCATAAGTTTTGGACTACTACTAGTACAGCATTCTCCAGATAGGGATATTTGTGGAGAACCAGAAATTGTTACTAATCCATATTTAATACATGGTAAACAATCATCGCAAATTGTCATAATTGAATTACTAAAATTCATTTCTCCATTACAAGATTGTGGAGTAACACTTAATTGTATAGTATTAAAAATTTTAGCTTCGTCAGTATTTTTAACATACATATTATGATTCATAGAGCCAGGATGATCAGATGAACATTCACCAGAATTTGCACAAAAGACCAATCTATGCTGCATATCATATGAGTCTGATGTGGGAATAAAAGTGCCTGATTTTGGCGAAGCCATTATGCATGGCCAATTTGATCCTAAGCTATATAAGCTATAATTATACGATGCTCCTGCTTCTAATCCACTAAAAGATGATACAAAATTAAAAATGTTAGAATTGCTTAGTATATACTGGTCGCATACTTCAGAGCCACATCCACTCAATTCTATACCAATATTTGGTAAACATCCAGTACATTGTACAAGTTGCTGGGATGAAAATATTTCTGAATTATCTGATAAACTTACAACCTTTGCTTTTACGCTTGTAAATAATTCTTGATTAGCATATCCACATTGTAATGGTTCATACGGTAATACATTAGATAAATTCATAGCTAGACCTGTACTAGCACAAAAAGATACTGATGTATTTATAGAGGTTGTTTTTGCTGTTGCTTCAAAAGACCCTGTCCTAGGAATAGCAACGGATGGCCAGTTTCCACCAAGTCCTAAAATTTCATATCTATAATTTTCTCTCTTAATTAATCCACTAACTGGTATCGAGATATGAATATTATTGTTTTTCATAATTTTTCCTATAAGCAATCATTGCAATAGATTGTTAATGATGGACTATAAACACTATTACTACCCTGAAACATATAGTATGGTTCTGCGCATGTATTTGGCGTAACTTTAAGCCTTAGAGATGAATAATAAGTTTCGACAAACTTTGGGTCTAAAACATAGTCTATAACTGAGCTATCATTACTAGGACATAATGACGATGTTGGACAAAATACTATTTTAGAGGATAATTTAAATTCTCTAGAATTATATGTAGTAAATGTCCCGCTTATTGGAGTGATAAACATTGCTGGCCAGTTTGCTCCTAGGCCAACATATTCGTAGTTGTAGTTTTGTGTTGGTTCTAGTCCACTTATATGAGCAGTAATATCCACAGTACTTGTATTAGTACCTAAGTTAATAACACTAGATCCTTCTTGAAGAATAACTTTAACTCTTGGTAAACAATCTTTGCATTCTATAGTAACAGGATTACTTTTAACAGAAGATCCGTTAAAAGACAAAGGGATAACTTCAAGTTCAAAAGTACTATATAAATGACTTTCATTATATGTTGGACAAGTATTTGGTATTACTCCAGAAATAATGTTTCTATTTGTTACACATTCACAACAAGCTCCAGATGTTGGACAAAACGACATAATAGAACTTAGATTACCACTAGTTTCAGACGGTTTTATAGTTCCAGAAAGCGGGGCTATGGTTATAGGCCAATTACTATCAATACCTTTATAAACATAAGAATATCTCTCATATGGCTGTAGACCACTTATTGTGGGATTAAGTATAGTTTTATAGTCATCTTCTAATAATTTATAAGACAAATTAGTAATAACAGGTATAACACCTATTCCTCCTCCAACACTGCCACCAGGAATTGTACCCATAATAGGTACATATATGGGCAAATCAGCAGTTGTTCGTAAAATAACATAATAAGCAGATTGTGAAGAAAGTTGTGTTAGTGTTGAATCTTCATGCGGAACATAAGCATACGAAGAATTACCAAATTCATCTGTTAATTGTGATCGTTTTGTCCAAAACACTGGTATAGAATTATCTATATTTTGACTACTATATATAGTATCTATAGATTGAATAAACTTATTATATTGTAGTTTTTTATCATTATCAGAAGATATTTCTTCTGGCATCTCCATAAGATTTAATGGTTCTGTACCAGCGTATGTAAAGATAAAAAATTGATTATTAATTATCATAAAATATAGCAAATAAGTTTAAAGTAAGTAATATAATAATACACCATTCGCTAAGGTATGCTTGCTAAACAAATAGTATCGTTACTAACCCTGCCACCAAGAGTGATTTCTGCTATAGATGGAATATTATTTGGTTGATCGGCAAATAATAGTTCAAAATTTTTAATAGGTAATAAGATTTTAATTTTATTATTAATACCTAAATTATTGGGAATAAATTTTACAATTGTTTTGTTGTTTGACGATAATGTCCAATTATTTGTTTCATCCAAAATTATGTAATTATTTTCATATTGTCTTCTCTCTAATTGAGATGGACTAGCACAAAATGTTGCTGCTGTAAAGGTATAATTACCATCTATTTGTTCCTCAACTCCAAGATTGATTGATAATTCTATATCGGCAGATTCTGAGGACGCTATAAAATTCTTGATAGTAGCTGTTACTGTTTCTGGTATTCCTGGACCAGTAACTTTCATACCAACAAATAATGAATTAAAATTACTTCTATTATTGAGCCTCAGAACAGAATGATTGTTTGATACTCCTTCTAGTGTATTTCCATTTAATATGGATCCTTCAAATGAGAACGACGTAGACGGAGAACATACTACTAATAAATAATCTGTATATAATATACTATTAGAAACATCTCTAATATTAGTTTGAATAACAGTTTGAGTTTCAAAATTATGATTTGCTTTGATTGTTAAATTAACTGTCGGTTTAAAGTTTTTATTTTTAGATATGGTATAACTAGGATTATCCGGTAAAAACTTAATAACTGGTGGAGATATTTTTGGTAAAGTTGTGGATACTTTAAAGTCTACTATATAAATATCTTTTTGTGGTAAATTAGGAGGCGTTGGAAAAGAGAGTAAAATACCTTTTTCACCGTCTTCGATAGAGTAATTTACTGTATTAATCATAGAGAAGCTTCAATACATTTAAAAGTTAAAATTTGTTCAGTTAACACACTATTATTACTATCTAGCACACTAAATTTAAAAATACTAATATTATTATATGTTTCAGGGTTTACTGATATATTTAGTGGTATTGTTGCTTTTCTAAGAGTAATAGTATTATCATTTTGTGTTTCTTGATAATTCTCGTATTTGGGTTGGCCAATCGATACTAGATTTGTAGTAGAATTCTGTGTTAACTCTACAAAAGCATACGAATATTCAACTGCTCCACTTTTTAGATTAGTTACAACAGCTGATAGTAAATCTCCAGCACAACAAAAATTTTCTATATTAGATACTGCTTGATTTTTATAGCTAAATGCTATAACTGGCATCGGTTCAAAGCAAATTTTTTGACCGATCCACTCTATAATAGATCCATCAATAAGTTTAGAATATAATTTGCCTGTTTTGCTATTCATAACTAGTTCGCCAACCTCTAGTTGTTCTGGGCTTGGAAAACCATTACTACTTATATCTCTTTTAATTAAAAGCCTCATAAGCTACAAACTCCTGTAAATAATATAACTCCGAAATCCCAATTACTTAATACATCATTATTTTGTTCCTCTTCTTCAGGATCAACGGCATAAGCGGTTAATCCAGAAGCATAATAATATGAATATGTTCCCTGGCCACTACTATTCCATGCGCTGATTCTATATAAATAGTCTTTAGTAGAATTCAAACCATATATTGTTTCAGAATTTATGGTTATAAAGTTATTATCTGATGGAGAATTATGATAATACCAATTAATTCCATAGTCATCTGATTCTTCTATAATATAACCAGAAAATACACCAATCCCTAATTGAGCACTAGTATTCCAAGATAAAGAAATAGCAGAAATATCTCCATCGAAAACTCTTGTACCAGTTACTGATATAGGACTTGTTGGAACATTATTATTTGGGCTAAGTAATTGTGTAGCTTCAGAATATTCTCCAATACCAATGGAATTCTGTGCAGCTACTCTGAATAAAATATTACTGCCTGCTATTGTTTTAATTGTAGCAGAAGTCTGATCTGATAGTCCTCTGTGTAGATAAGCTGGGTTTTCATCTTCGTCATCCTGAGTATTTGTCCAAGTTTCTCCATTATTAAAAGAGAACTGAACAAGATAATTTACAATTTTGCTTCTGCCATCATCGACTGGGGCGTCCCATTGTAAAGAATATTCATTATTGCCAAGACCAGCATTATTATGACCAATTGCTCCTCTAATATTAGTTGGAGCATCTGGTTCTGTTGGATTAATTCTAGGTGTTCGAGATATAATTTTACCATTATAATCAACTGTTAATAAGGCATTTGCAATATATTTACTTGTTCCGTCTAAAGACGGTTTCGGTCTAAGATACACATCCTCTGCTACTAATGCGGTAGAATAGGTATTCCCGCTCACAGTTAAATCGGCATATGTAGATAATAATCCTTCTCCACTAACTATACTGGCTAATGAAAAAGCATTACTTGTATTAATACACACTTTACCAATTTCGTCGTAACTAAATCCGGATGGTATGGTTTTTTCTCTATCTAGATATCTATCAAAAAACACTCCTGTTGGAGATCCAGATACAGCATTAGGAATATGTGCATCTACTCTAAATGTTGGAATTAATCCTTGTGGAATAAAATTCTGGTTTAATTTATAGACACTATCATTATAATTATTATATGGAATATTATTTTTAGAATAAATGAGAAAATCTATATTTTCACCAAGCATATTAAAACCAGTATGTATGTCTGGTCTAATACTAATATTATTTAATGTTGATGGTTTAAAAGTTAATTCTGTTGTAACTTCTTGTCCTAAGTTATTTGTGTATGTAACATTATCTGTGGCGAGTGGTTCCATCTGCATAGCCAAATAACCACCTTTTGTGACAGAAAAAATGAATACATTAGTATCTACAGCGGCCCCAGTGCCGTCTAATCCTATTGGTGGATCTCCAGGATGCTCTGGAGCTATTTCTAGTTCGAAACAATCTACTGGCTCATTGTCAACATTACCATTTTCATCGGCTGCTGGAGGATTTGGATCAGTTATCGAAACTTCTGTTCGTATACTATCTTCAAAAATATATTCTCTATCAATATCTAATTGAGCTGGTTCTTTAGCAACATAAGCCATTTTAGCATAGCCGACGATAACTTCGCCAAAAGCATTTTCTATACACAACGTATCCGAACCAGTACCTAGTTCCTTAACTATTTGTTCTAGCCCAGGCTGTCCTGGTACTATAGCAGCATAAGGCGACCACCAACGGTCTTCCGTATAAATATAAAGTCTATTATTTCTTAGTAACGCAGGGCGTTTTGGATATCTTATCCAGCTCACACCGACTCTCTCTAATCCACTCAAATGTACATCAGGATCATAATTTTCTCTTAAATATGTAGCTGGTTGCCATTTGGCTACTTCTCCTGATCCATCATGTGTTAATATAAATCCTTTATATGAATCAAGATCATTATTAGGCCCTAAGCTTATACCCATATCGGCTTCAATGACTTTATTAATTTCTACTTTTTGATTAGTAAAAGATATACCGGGATAAGTATTTATTTGTTTCTCTTCATTATTCATTACATACAAAGGAGATGATGGTGTGCCAGATGGAAAGCATATTGGTCCACCAGTAGCAGAAACAAAATATGAGGTAGCAGCGGCATTCGAGTCATTTAATTTGTAGATTAATCCGCTACTCTGTCCACTATACAATGGAATAGGCTGTCCACTCAAGTTAATTCTACCAAAGTTTTCGGCAACTATCGTTTGTGCTCGTAGTCCGCTAGCATCTACAAATGAGGGACTAATCAATTTGATACCACTATTAGCAGCTAGATACATACTACCACTAGCTGCTAAACTAACTTGATTACTACTTAAAACATTAAAATATATTCCGTCTATTTTATTATTGCCGGTTTTAATAGCAACACCCGGCCAATTGCGTGGATTTAGTATATTATACCATAACATCTTGATAATTTCCTATGAATAAAAATATGGACCCCTTGCTCTTCCAATTTCGCCGCACCAGAATGGTAAATTATTAGTATCAATTAATTCTTCACTATCGCAGGACAAATCTATCATATCTTCTGTACCATCAGGAATTAATGGTGGAGAAGTTTCTCCGTATACGCCGTCCAATCTCGGAACAGAAGTTTTATTACCCCAAAACGTAGTATTTGCTGTTCCATCTTTTTGTCTTGGCAAAGGAGGTGGAACATTTGGTAATGGAGCAGTCGGCCCAGTCGTCTGAGTTGTTCCAGCGTCTTCATCATCCGGATCTGGTGGTATAACAGGATCCCATCCGATATCTGTTAATCTAGACTTAACAGTACCATCTTTTACAAATATCTTATCAACAACCAACCATCCACTGATCGTCACATCTCCATATAAAGTTCTTGGTGTCAAAGAATTTGTTCCGACATCTTCGCTTGCAATTAGATACGGCTCATCTGTATTAACAGTAACGACTGGATATCCTGTAGTAACAACATTATTAAAATTTTGAAAATATGCTGCTTTATGCCATTGATGAATATCTGGTAAAAAGTATTTTCTAGTATTATTAGTCAGTATTCTATAACTATTACTACCTACTGGCAATATGGTATATGCTCCGTCATTCAGTATCTCAGCAGTAGATTGAGATGATGTTAGTCCTGTCGGAGCGCCATTATGAAGCCAGTTCATATATTTTAATGAATTAATATAACTAACAAAAGTTACTGGCTTATTACCCATATTTGATTTAATAGAATATGAATTATTAATACCATTGGTGCTGAATATGATACCACCTTCTGGTTGGTTTGTCATATCAGAAATATACAGACCGCTACTAAATGGATCATTGCCGGTGGCAACAGCATTTAGAAAAATATTATATTGAGCATTTGTGACTTCATATTTACCTATTCTATAATTTTTATTAACTTTACCCAAATTATCAATAGGTACTAACGAATATGAATTTCCATTTCTAAGATAAAGATTTCCGGTATCAGGTATATTGTCTCCATCTGTTACAATAACAAATTGAAGACCTAATATGGAACTTATAATATTATTATCTGTTTGTCCTTCGGTGCTTGCGACTCTAAATCCGATATGATCATGTCCACTATTAGCTGTTGCATATTCTATACTTTTTAGATATACTGATGGATCGTTTCCAATTGCTGAGATTGTTTCAAAAGAGCCACCAGCGGCCATCTGGCTACTAGCGGTATATTCTTTTACTGCCGGATCTATCCATTCTGCGACGTTTCCATTTTGATCATAAGTACCGTAATAACTATCTACTCCATTAGTGCCAACAGAAGAAACTATACCACTAAATAAATTATCAGTAGCATTATAGTTAAAATTAGCAGTGCTGAATGAACTGTTTATTCCACTGCCACCTGTATTTATAAGAATAGCAGCAATATCGTTAGCATTAGTAGCATAGGGTGTATAGATACCGGAAAATCTTTCTACAGAACCTATATTGGCGTAGACTTTAAGCGCTGGGCTAGGATCATTACCATAGATAGCAAAATTAATATCTTTTCTACCAGTATTAAATTCTGTGTCAACTAATGGTCTTATACTCAAAACATTAGAGCTTGAATCAGGGATTACTCCAACAACACTCTTTTGCATTGTTAAGTAACCAGCGCGAGTGATGGATACTACAGATACGGCGTTAATCGTTGTTGTTGTAACATTTTGATCTAATAATAATTCTATTATAAAACCATCGTCAAATACTATATCTGTAACTATTCTATAAACTGTCGCTGTTCCTGTTACTATTTCTACTTGATCTCCAACAGCGAATTCATCAACTGGAACATCAGCATCAAATATAATTTGTTTTAAACATATGCTGCCTGTTCTGGCATTAAACTTTGTCCAAATAATATCTTGTTCGGTAAGAAAATAATCATTAATATCGTATAGGCCTTGAATATATCCATTAGATGATGTGGTAAGAATTTTATTAGAGCCAACATTACTAATATTAATACTATTTCCACTAACAGATATTCCACTTGCGGCTAATATACGACCACTTGTTGAAACACTAAGTAAGCTGCCTGTTGCTAAATTATCTAAAAATAAATTAGTAGGATAAAGATTTGTAATAGCTAATGAGCCTTGTGAAGATATTGAGCCAGAGCCAAGTGATAATGTATTAAAACTCGCAGTAATGTTACGGTTGGCATTTGTAAATGTAAGAGATGTATTATTTTGTGTACCAATGGATAATGAGTTCAATGTTGAAGCATTAAATGATGATCCAGAGATAGTTACCGAGCCATTACTATTTAGATTTATTCTTTGTTGATTATTATATCCTATATTAATATTGTTTAATGATCCTGATATTAAACTTTGTTGATTATTACCAGAACTAACGCTAAGAACTAATCCGCCATAACCATCTGTAGTGTTAGATGCTATACTATATAATTGAGCATAGTCTTTTTGATTATTATTAGAGTCTTTACCAGCTAAATTAACTATTGAGCAAACATCTCCATTATTCAAACCTGATGGTTTATGATATACTGTGAGTTTTGCAGGTTGGCATGTGGTCCTATTTTCTAATCTTAGTATCTCACTACAACTATAATTAACAACATGAAAAATAGTTTGTGGTCTTGATCCTGATGGAATATTAATTCCTACTCTACCATCATAACTAAAGAATAGATTACGATAGTTTTGACCACTACCATAAATTATAAAATCGCTACTTTTTAGATCTTGATTAAATATTGTATTAGCATTACCAGATGTTGGGATAATTGAATGAGCTAATGATTCGGAACTTGATCCTAGCAATAGCTTATTGGTGTTTCCGGAACTCCAGTATAGTCGTGATCCTAGTAATCCATTTGAGCCATCATTATATTGAAAAGAATAAATATCTCCTCCTGGATTGGCTTGAGCAGAAAAATTATCCTCGTATGATAGTGCTGAAGAATATTTGTCGTTCTGGTTTAAACTATACCAAGTTTGTCCATCGCAAACCAGCCTGATTGGGTTTTGAACAGATGAGAATATTGAGCCATTATGGTCTCTAATAATAACGGAATGACCATCCGATAAGGGTTTAATATCCACAACTAAATTTCTACATGTTTTCGGATCCGGCAAAGAGCAGTCTATATTTTGAATAGTATTATCTACTATATAAATACTAGTAACAGAGTCTATACTAAAATGATTATTTTTTAGAACAACATTATGAAAATTAGTATTAAAATTAGAACTATTTACAAATAGATAAAACTCATTATTGGAACCAGAGAATGCTTCTTTATTATTGTTTTTAGATGAATTAGATATTTCTATTCTTTTAATAACTATATTTCCATCTAATAATTGTACTTCTCCAACCCCTATTTCCCATTTATAGTTATCCTTAATGTTTCTAACAAGATAAGGAATATAGTATCCAATGCTACTATTATCTAATGTTTGATATCCATTAATAGATTTATTAGGTACAAAATAATCATTATTAATTGAGCAATAAAAACCTATATTATTAAATATTTTAGTAGTTTTATTCATATTATGTTAATGATCTAGGATCAATATCTATATTAAAATTAATAGTATTATTTTCTGGATTTTTGGCTTTTAGGTCTCTAAACGCCCCCTTAATTGCTGATACCACAATTCCTGCTATATCTGGTCGTAATTGATTCAAAACCGTGTCTCCGTTGATGGTTACAACAACATCATGTTTTCCGGTAATAGTAATTTGTGGAGGAATATAAATATTACTAAGTATATTAGCAATATTATTTAATCTATTAACAAAGTTATCAATACTAGCAATATCGCCGCTAGTATTAGATACACCACCAGCAGCATTGTTTGGTTGTTTTAGATTGGACAATGCTTTGTCGAATGCTTCTGTGATACTACTTGTTATGGATCCGACTAGACCATTAAGATATTTTGTAAAATCGAATGATTGAGCATTTCCCATCATACCACCTAAGAATTTATATTGTGGTATGTACCCACCTTTATTTAGATAGTTAACTATTCCACCTCTAGCATAATTTCCGCTATTTATTGCTTCTAATACTGGTTTATATTTTTGAGTTGATTGTCTATTAATAACAAATTCGCCAGGCGTTAACATAGCCGGAACAGTATCTGTGCCTTTTGGAGCAAAATTAACAAAGGAGCCACCGCTAGCATATAATGGAACAGGACCTCCCTTAGCAAGTTTCATAGAAATTCCTTCTGGTAATCCTGCTTGTTTTGCTTCTTCTTTAATCTCTTCTTCTTTTTCTTTGATTCTAGCTTCTAATAATGTAATCAGTCTCGACGATGTTGGCAAAGCGCCATAAATATTACCAGTTAATAATAAGTGTGCTTCTGTTGCTTTTTTCTGTAGATTATCTATATCTGTGGCTCGTACCGCATCGGTTCTTAAAGATTTTATATTATTTTCAATTTTATCTACAGATAATCCTTTATATAATAGAGAATCTTGAACATTATACCACTCTCTTAGTTGATTCAAAGCGTCTATGAAGCTAGTATCATATAATTTTCTTCCTTTTTTATCGGTAGCTTTTGTATAATATTCTTTTAGTATATCAATTATATTTAATCTAGTCTTGGGTCCAGAAAATAGATTTTCAGGCGTTAATGCCATTTTATGAACATCTTGCCATGTTGTGGCTCCAGCATATTCTGGTTGTTTTCCTTTTGGATTTGTTCCGCTCTTTAGGCCAGTCTTAGGATCAACATCGTGTAGTATCGCGCCTTCTGCTAGATCAGTAATTTGATCAGATACTCCAATATCCACATCTCCTCCAGCAAAAGCTTTAGATCGTATTAAGGCAATTTCTCTATTTATAGCAGTAAGTACTGTTTCTTGGGTTATTGGTGGCGTTTTACGAAAATATAATGTTTTATCAAGACCTCCTTGATTAACTGTTACTGGATCCCCATATAATTTTCTATCTACTGGGATACCTAAGTTTTTCAAATATTCAGCACTTTGTGCAGGATTAGCTGGCTTATATAAGTCTACATATAATGATCTCCATGCATCTATAATAGCTCTTCTAGGAGATGTTACGTCGTTAATGTTGGTAGCTTCTTGTGCTAATTTTCCGGCTATCATACCAACTTGACTAATTTTATCTGGTGGGGTAGCTGATATTTTTATTCCTGTTCCATCAGCTAAATTTTGTGATAATACTGGTTGAATAGCACGGGCTATTGATAATCTGATTGGTTCACTAAACTTAGCTTCATCGCTAGTTACTTTTTCTCTTTGTACTGTTGCTGCTTTAGTTTTAGCGATTAATGTCCTAGCATTCTTTATATCTTCTTCTCGCTTCTTTTTGTAATTTTCTGCAAAAAAGTTTTCGACAGGAATTATATTCTTTCTACCATTAGTAGATGTTATTACGCTAGCTTTTTCTGAATCCTGTAAGCTCATTTTATATGTATCTGGTATATCAGTAAATAAACTAGAATCAATCAAACCTATATTTTCACCATTAAGATTATATTTAAATGGTTCTCCTGGAGGAGCAGTCTCTTGACCTGTTAATACGTCATATATTGGAGTATTATTCTTTAAATTTCCTAATAAAACATCTATAGAATCAGCATATAAAGATTTATTATTAGTTGATAATAATTCTGCTAATGGAAATTTAGATTTTGGATCTTGTGGTTTAACTATAATATAATTTAAAGGATCTCCAACAAAAGCCTTACTAATCGTATCATATAGTTTGCCATTGATTTGATCATATGTGAAATTAAATGGAGCAGTATCATATACTGATGGGGTTGTGGTAATCAATTTAACAAGTCCATCTTTACCTCCAATACCAAAAGCTGTCTGAGAACCACTAAAAATTTCTTCTCTAGCCCCTTGTATAGTATTGAATGCATTAGAAATCCATGGTAATTTTCTTGGATTTTTAGCGGCACCTGTGATCCTATCTTTCTGACTAATTTCTATAAAATCATTTTCAGATAGAGCAAATTTATTAGCATCATCAATATTCTTATATGCACCATTTTTTATAATATCATTTTGTTGTAAAATATTTTTCCATTGATCTTTTGGTATATTATATAATGTTATTGGAAATTCTATTCCTCCTTTATCGAATGGTTGACCGAGATTAAAACTAGCCCTAAAAGTATTTCTATTATATAAAGCTTCTAAATCAGCTAAATATTTTTTAATATTTAATGATGATTGTGACTCAACAAAATCTTTTTCTTTTTTCATATTATCTATAGCATTTTCGATAGCATTATAAATTGTATCATTCTTAACAATATCCGTATTTAAATATGATAACTGAGACTCTACGTCATTGTATGGAATATGCCAATCAGATGCTGTTTGGGCATATTGCTTTAATCCTCCAGCTCCGCCACCACGAAAACTACCTATGCTTCTAAAATTATCTATACCGGCTACAACTTGTGTCATACCACTTAATGCAGATTGTCTAAAACTAAGTATATTTCCTAAACCAGATCCTCCAGCGGCTCCTAAAATAGAAGGATCTTTTGTTAATAATCCTGGATTTGTAGTATCTTCATATGATAATCCCTCTAATATATAATCATTCCCTACTGATCTTACTTTAACAGAAGACTGAAAATTAGGAGCTTTCGATTTTTGAATGTTATTTAGTATTTCTTTTATATTCTTAAATTTATATTTATCATTATAGGTTTGTAAAATATTTTGATAATTCTTTTTAACAGTATCAAAATCGAGCTGTCTTATAGGCAATAAAGAAATTTTATCTCCATCTAAAACAGTATTACTTAAGTATGATGAATCTGGAAGTCTACCTACACTTTTAACTGAAATACCGGCATTTTGAGTGGTAGATGGAATAATTTTAGGAAAAGAAAGATTCGAACCAAATACAGCGTCTGTGACACCAATATCTGCCATTTGTATACTTACACCATCATATCCGATGCCTCTTCTGGCGTTTAAAGTACCAAGCTCAAGACCTGGTTTATTGTTACTACCTCCTCGAACTCCGGCAAATTCTCCCAATGGTCCAGATTTTTCTGAAATTGCATAATATGAATTGGGAAATTCATAGATTGGGTTGCTAGTTATTGCTGATCCAATACCAGTATTAGGTTTAACATAATCTGAAATATTCTTATCTAATGCTGGATATGTTCCACTTGTTATTAAGTCTTGTTGATTTCTTGATGCATAATCAGCTCCTAGAAAATCCATACCTCTAGCTTTCCATTTTTTATCAACAACAAGTCCACCATCAGCATAGTAACTTACCCTACCTCCTTTATTATAATTTCCACTATTAATAGTTTTTAGTAAAGATAAATTATTTTTTGTAGCGCTCTTATTAACAACAAACTCTCCAGGAGTTAACATAGCAGGAACAGTATCTGTTCCTTTGGATTGAAAATTAATTTGTTGGCCTTCGCTGGCATAAACCACGCCGCCAAGTCTCATACCGGGTGCTGGTTTACCATTATTTGCAAGTTCTACTAATTTCCATATACCATTTCGCATTTCATCTAATACTTGGTTTTCAAAATTAAGCTTAACACCTTGGATAGAATGGGCTAATTTTTCTGCTGCTATTTCAGCAGTATTTTGTGCCATAAGTTGTTGAATTTGTCCAAGCATCATATTAGCTTGAGATTGTTGAGCAAGACTACTTTTATAGTAGGCTATTGCTTCCTGCATTTCTGGATCTTCTTCTGGGTTTCTTAAACTATCTAATACTTGAGCAAATAACGGATTTACGCCTTGTCCGCTTTCTTTTAACATGCTTTCTAGTACATTTGCTCTTAATTCATTTTGTTTTTGTCCTTCTCCTAGTAATGGAGCTATCATATTAAATGTTTGAAGATCTTCGCCTCTTTGTTCTGATGTGCTTAAATTAGTTCTACCAGCCATATTATTACTTAATCGAGCTATAGAATTATTTAATTTAGCAACTTCTCCTGGATCGGAGGTAACAACTTTTTCAAGCAAGTTCATGCCAGCTTGTCTTTTAGCTTGAACTTCTTGAATTTTATTCATAGCGGCCTCGGCCATTTCTGTGCTATCCGCCATCTGTTTTAATGCTTCATAATTTTCTCTTAGACTAACATTAACGTTACGCAATCTATTTTGCATTAACATAAACTCATCACGACCAGCTGGTCCTCTATTAGCAGCAGTATCGCTCATTCCTTGTATTTGTGATCTAGTATTTTCTAGATTAAGAATATTTTGACCAATAGCAGCAGGATTTGTTGGTCCTCCTGTTAATGAGCGTGTTTGTTCATTAGCTATTTGTTGTTGTTGAAATAATGAAGTTGATTTCCCAAAAGCTTCATTAAGTTTTAGTAATCCTTGCGTTTGAATATCACTGGCTCTTCTAAATCGTGAATTAGCCTCTATTTGATAATCAACCATTTGATTCATAGCATTAGAATAATCATTTAGATTTTTTTGATAAAATTCTAGTGCTTTTATGGCTGTTTCTTCTGCTCTTCTAGCAGATCCTATAGCGTCTGCAAATGCTGGTACTTGTTCAACAATCTCGTCAAAACTTACATCTTTAGCGTCTGTTCCGCTTTTACTAATTTCAGCAAAAGCTTTATTGACTTGATTACTAAGTTTATCAGTAAGATTGCTTGGTAAACCTAAGTCTCTTAAATTTTTATCTAATGATGAGCGAATACCAGCAGCTATTCTTTCATTAGTAGCTTCTGGATTCTTTTCTATTTCTCTATTTACAGTAGATAGTACTGTCTTTTCTAGTTTGTTACCTAAGCCAAGAAGAGGGCTAACAATATCAGATTGCGATCCAAAAAATCCAGCAGCTTGACTCACTGCTTCTTTTCCTTCTCTTGGACTATAAGCGTCTAGGTTTCTTAACACATTTAAACTTTTAATAGCTATCTCACCAGATTTTGCATTACCGCTTAATGCTGCTGCTGATAATTCTGCTGATCTGCCCATATTATCTAGTTCAAAAGATGTTTTTTCAATCGACTGATCCATATTATTAAACATACGTTCTAAACTAACAATAAATTTTTTCATCTCTCTATTAAGTTTATCAATTTCCATGGATCGTAAAGAAGCTTCTAAGTTGATACGAGCCCTATACTCTGCCTCTTGAGCTATAACATTACGTTCCATAGCGGCTTTTTGCTGATCGCTGAGATTATTACTTGCTCGTATTCTTAATATTTGTTCTTGAATAACTGGATTACTTTGAGCTATATTTTTAGCAAGCTGTGTGGGAGCACCGGTTGCATCTTTTAATTCTCCCATAACGTCTTGCATACTAGTTCCTGTTCTTAATTTCTCTTCAAACAGTCTGAGGGTAGCATCAGCAACTGGTTTGTAAGCAGCAGATTGCTCTTTGGCCATATCGGGAGCCATTTTTTGCATATAGAAGTTTCTAGTTTTTTCTCCGCCACCAAAGGTATCAGTAGATGCTATATATGCTCCAATTCCTTGTTTTTCTAATATCATACTCCTTTGAGCAGCCTCGCTTCCTCCTCCCAAAGCATCAAAAAGATTAACCCACATAGCTTTAGGAACTTCAGCATCTATACGTATACCTTCGGCAACATTCGTGCCGGCAATGCTTAATTCTTGTCGAATATTATCTAATAAATCTAATCTTGTTATGTCTTTACTAAAATCTTCGAATGCATTACTTACTTTTTCCATAGCGTTTTCAACATTTTTTGCTGCTAATGCTTTATCAAATTCTCTAGCCGCATTATGAGCGTCTTTTAATGCTGCTGCTATTCCAATAGCTGCCACTCCTATAACTGCTCCAGCAGCAACAAAAGGATTACTCATAAATTTTATTATTTGTGGACCAATACTACTTGCTAAATTACCAACACTTCCACCCATAGAGCTTAGACTTTTTATAGTAGAGTCAACAGTGCCAGGTAATTGAGAGAGCGCAGCAAGACCAGTACCAAAAGTTGAACCGAAGCTCTCTATGCCAGCGGCGGCAACAACAGACCCTCTATCATTTTCTCCACCAAACATTTTTATAGCACTAGATAGAGCGGAAGTAAATGCTGTCACTCCTACTGCCCCCTTGGTCATATAAGAAGACATTTTATTTAGAGATTTTATATTATCGTCGTAGCCTTTACTAGCTTCTATAAGACCTGCACTAGCTAATGATTCCGCAGCTGCTGTTGTTATTCCAAGTTGTTCAGCTAATTTTTCTGATGCTATTTTTTGAGCTTCTGCACTAGTCATTGTACCATGGAATACTTGTTGTAGTTTTGTAGAACTACTAATGATATCATTTAAATTTAAGCCTTTACTAAATCCACTAGTAATTTCTGTAGCAATACTAGCTAATTCTTTTGATGCTAACGCTGGATTTATTTCTTTTATTTGTGCAATTAGTGAGTCCTGTATAGATTGTACTTCTGTATTTGCTTTATCTTTAACGTCTGTGCCTTTCTTTTTAGATGAATCACTTAATTCTTTTAGTTTAGTCTGTTTTTCTGTTTTAGACAAAGAAGCATCGTTCAATATTTTGGCTTTTTGTGATTGGTATTCTGATTTAATAGCGTCTAGATCTGCTTTTTTTCTTTGATTAATAGTTTCTAATCTGGTTTTATTTTCTAATGCTAAAATTCTAAGAGTATTTTGTTTTTCTGCCGGATTCATAAGTTCTTTAGCACTATCAATTAGAGCTTTTCTCATTTGAGCTACTTCTTGATCAAAACTAATACCTTTTGCTTTTGCTCTTGAGGCAACTAGATCTGTATCGTCTTGTGTTCCACTAAAAGAACCCGCCGAAACTGGCCTTGGAGGAACCGGTGGCGGAGCTGGCCTTGGAGGAACCGGTGGCGGAATTGGTCTTGTTGGAACAGGCGGTGAAACCGCCGAAACTGGCCTTGGAGGAACCGGTGGCGGAATTGGTCTTGTTGGAACAGGTGGTGGAGCCGCCGAAACTGAACTTGGTGGAACCGATGGTGGAACAAACTGAGTTGGAGCCGCTGATGAAGAGCCGGGCGCAGATTGCGCTCTACTACTGCTTAATGATTTTTCTGACTCAATAGCTTGAACAGCGCCAGTTTTACGAATCTCTATTAGTTGAGCTTCTAGTTTTCTAATTTGTTCTAGTTCAGATGCTGCTACAGCTAATTTTTCTTCATAACGTTTGGCCAACTCTTCTGGACTACCACTACTTCGCCCAGTTAGTCTAGCATCTATGGCTCCTCCTTTTGTCTTATAATCTCCTCCGTATGCTGCTATTTCTTCTCTTTCTATTCTACCAATCTCCTCTGGTGATGCTTTGCTGATTAATTCTTTAGCGACGCTACCAACCGGACCTTCTGTAGAATATCTTTTTAATAATTCTTCAGAACTTTGTGCGGGATTAGCCGCATAGTAAACTTTTCGTTGACGTTCATATAATTGTCTTCCGCCACCAACATCTTTTGGACCTTCTCCTCCCAAACCTCCCTGAAAACCTAATTTAGTAGCCGCTGTTCTATATATACCAACTAATTCAGCTTCTATTTTTTCAATAGCTTTTTGTGCTTCTTTACTTAATTCTCCACCATCTTTAAATTTTCTAATTCCAATACCTCCTCCTTTATTTAGTCCCAGAGCCTTCGTTGCTTTTTCTCTTATTATAAAACTTCCTACTGGTAGATTTGTTGGTATGCTATCACTAGTACCACTTCCCGGACCATTAAATATGCTAATTCCACCATCACTAAATCGCCCCATACCATTTTTATCAGCTTGATTCATACGGCTTAGTGTTCCATAACCAATTCGTTTAGCAAGTTTAGGAGGCACATAAGCCTCGCCGTTACTTACTAAGGCCGGAACAGAACCACCATCAGCAAAACGGTCTATGGGTCCACCATCGGCTCTTTGAAAATATGATAGGGCCATGCTTCTAGAATCAACAGGTTTTTGTGCTTTATTATTATTTCTTTTTACTTGTTCTGGATCATTAAGCAAGGTGGGACTCTTGCTATAACCGCTCTGTAGTATCCAAGCCGGATCGGTTGCTGGAGGCCATGTTTCTCTTCTTCCATAAAGCTTAGGATCTATTAGTGCTTGGTTTTTAGTCCAATTTTCTGGTTCTAATGGTGTTTTTTTAACATCTCCTCTGTTTTTAAAGTAATAAGCCCAGACCTTTTGAGCATCCGCACTTACCATACTTCTGTCAGAAGTTAGCATATCTCCTTTTTCACTAACAGCTTCCATAGCCACATCATACAATCTTGGTCCATATCCTTTAGTAGCTTTTGATAATCCAACATACCATAGATTATCTTTATATTTCATTGCTTGTACATATCCTGATCTACTCTCATTTTTAAGATATCCAACACTAAGCATATTTCCATCTTCTGTAACGCTTATTTTTCCAAAATCTTTTTCTTTTTTATTTGTTTGTTGGCTTCTATTTCCGTATAATCCTTGCATTAATCCCGACATAGCTTCTGTAGAATCTGCTAATCCTCCCAGAGCAAACTTTTGTCTACTTATTCCAGCACCTCCCAATAGGTCATCCAGAGTACTATCCAAAATTCCCCTTAAATTTTCATCTAATAATGGTAATTTTTGTACTAGTGTTGTTAAAAATTCTTCTTTGCCATTATCTTCATATTTATCTATAACATCTTGACTTATTTTACCTCTTAATAAAACATCATTAACTCTAGGATTAAGCGGCTTAAAGGCTTTGGCATTTGTGGTGGAGTTAGTTGCTGCCCAAGTTTTTCTTAATTCTGGAATATATTCTGGATCACTATTAACATATTTTGCAAATGACTCTTTGGCTGATCCCATCATCAAGCTACTTAGTCCACTAAGTTTATAACTTCTTCCATAAGCAACATCAGCACTATTATATCCAGTATTTCCAACCAGAGCATCAAAAGCATCGGCCACATCATCATTATTTCCACTAAATAAACTAGCAACTTTTGCCTTGTATGCTTCAAATGATTGAGCATTTTTAGTTCTAAGACTATTAAAAAGTTGATGAGTTAATTCATGATATAAAATACTATAATCTTGACGTTGCCTTGTATTAAAAGGATTAGTCGCTATGCCAACGCTACCACGACCACTCTGTTTTGCAGATTGTAATCTAGATTCTTTTGCAGCTTTAATGGCTGCATTATTTTTATCAATAAGAGATCTTTGTTGTTTTTGTAGATCGTTTAATTCTACTCTTAGTTTTTCTGCTAGAGCTACATCATAACCAAAACTACCATCTTCATATGTTGTAACAGAAGTTTTGATTGTTTTTAATATTTGTTTCTTTTTTTCTTCTATTAGTTTAGTATATCCAAATAAATCTTGTTTATCTTGTTCAGTATAACCATATGGTGTTAAATCTACTCCTTGTAATCCTCTGGTTCCTGGACCAGAAGGATCCTTGTTAAATAATGCTGTAGCAGGATAATTAACACCAAAATCTAACTGAGTTGGTATAGCAGACAAAAAGTCTGTCTGTGGTAATCCTATGACTCGTGCAAATTGTCCCATTCTTTCAAAAACTGTATTTCTACTTATTTTATCCTTAAACGAATTTATGAATAGTTCTCTACTAAAAGGAGATTCGTATCCTTTTTGTACAGCCTCTTCGTCTACAATCATTCTTTCATTACCAGGATACGTTGAAAAAACCTTCTCCATTTGTTCTTGTTCTAATAATTTTTCCATTTCCCGAACATAAGCATTACTTATTCTTTTAGGGAATTTGAATGTTCCAGAACCAAAGGTCGCTGTTCCTCCTTTAGCAAAGGCTTGTGGATTTTCTGTAAAGTATCTACTAAATTCTTCTCTGGCTTTTGAAAAACTATCTCCGTCCAAAGTTCTTTTTACTTCTGTTTCAATATTCGGAGGTAATCCAAAAAGTTGAGCTCCTCTGCCTAGTCCCTGTGGAAAATCTATTGCTCTATTTCTTTGTAAAGCATCAACATTTATATTATAACCCAATAATTGCGATAGTGCCGCTTCTAACATACCTCCTTCAATATTAGATTGTCCAAATTTTTCTTCTGCTGGTCCTTTAAGTTCTGGAACTTCACCATAACGAAAAGTACTTTTACCAGCAGCCATTGTTGCTCTAATATTTTCTTCACTATCATCGATTAATTTTTCAGCTCTTGCAACATTAGCAGCTTTAGCTTTTGCTATATTTGTTCCTAATCCTTGACTAACTCCAGTAACATCTTGTTCTAAATATGGTAATCCAAATCTATTAAGAGTTGAGGCTATAATATCCGCTGTGCTTTGAGGACGAGCCGTTAAGATACGACTAAACATCCTAACGTATCCAGGATTTTTTTGTTCTATACTGGCCAATCTTTTAGCTAGTGAGGTTGGTCTAGCTTGGGCCAGACTCTCCATAACTTTTTTTCTATCCGAGTAGGCTGGTAAATCTTCTTTACCATTTTTATCTAGCATTTTTGTTCCAAGAGCTAGTGTTTCATCAAAATCTATTGCTAATGGTTGAATTGGTCCTCGAATATTTCTATTACCTAATCCGCCTAATGCTGCTGTATCCTGAATATCTTCGGCAAATTTTTGACGAGTAGCTCTATTAGCCTCTTGCATAGCTTCTATTTGTGGTAAAAAGCTAGATTGAAATCCTCTAACATAACCATAAATTTCTCTACCATCCTCCAACTTCCAGTCCGAAAAATCTTTGTTATAATCTAATGGAAATAATCCGGCAATTGCAACTTTTCTCATGGCTGCTTCTTTTGCTTCTCTAGCAGCATCTTGTTTTCCTGTCTTAGCTAACGCCCTATTTATAAATTTAATAGCTTGTGCTATATTTTTACCAGCTTTAATATTACCAGCATTTAGTATAGCTCCGATCTCTCTTTCTCCGGATCCTAATCCTAGTATTTTTTTAACTCCGCTAGCATTTCCAAAACTGGATAATTGTTCTAAAATTACAGTTTCAATAGATTTTTTTTCTTTAGCAGCTATGCCCTCTACTGTTCCGCCAACGACAAATTTTTGAATTTTTCCACCGAGATTTCGTTCTATAGCATAAACAACGGCTGTATTGTCTGGGGTGTATGTTTCATCAAAATTTGGTTCTAGTCCAGATCTATACTTTAATTCCGCGGCCGTAATATCTTTACCAGTTTCTTTCTTTGTAAGCCCAAATTGTTTCTTTAATCTACCAGACAACTTAGGGATATCAGGAAATTTCTGATCCGGCGCTTCGATACCATAATTTTGTCCAACATAATTCTCGAACATGTATCCTCTTATAGCTCCCTTGCCACTATCGTTAATTTTCAAATCATCAATATTTTTATATGAAATTTGTTGTTTTGATAGCTGTTCTTCTGCTCCAGGTAGTTGCTTCTTTATATATCCTCCAGCAACATATTTATTCATCCTTACCAAATTGCCTCTTCCATACTTATTAACAGCTCTATTACTCATTACCACTTCACCAGGTTCTAACAATGCTGGAACTTTGTCTCCTTTTCCACTACCGGGAACACTGCCTCCTTTAGAAAAACCCAAAATACGACCACCACCACTAGCAGTAGTTGGTCCGCCGCCTCCGAAATCTTTTCTATCTAAAGTAGCATCTAAATTAACTAAAGCAGCATAAACATTTTCTAGAGAACTACTATTACTAGATAAAGCATTAGTATTATTTAATAACGCAGAATTATATGATGCTAAGGTGCTATTAATAGATACTAAGTTGGTATTCAATGCAGTTATAGCTGGTGTTAAGGCATTAATAGAAGACATTGAAGATACCAAAGAATCTATTTTACCAGAAAGCTTATCTAGAGCGGCGCTATTTTGATCCAAATCTCTACTAACTTGTTCTGTTTTAGCTCCAACTAAACTACTACCCAAATTACTGCCTATAGATCTTGCTATTCCGGGTTGTTCTTCTCCCTCTTGTCCTTTTGGTACTTTCTTTAATCCTCCTATAAAACCACCAGTAAATTGAGTAGCACTTCTTATACCGGCACCAGCTCCTAAGATTGCTAAAACCGGTAAAACTCCTTTAAGAGCACCACTAATTTTAATTAATCCACTAACTAAACCAAGAGCGCCTTTTGCTAATGTTTGAAATGTATCACTCTGTCCTAAGCTACGAATTAATGTTAAAAATTCTTCTCTTACTTTTACAATTTGATTAGCCAAACTTAATTGTGCTTTAGCAGCATCTGCTGCTAAACTTCCTTGACCAGCTTGTGCTACTTTAAGTGCTTCTTGAGCAGTGGCGAACTGTTGAATCAAAGGAATAACCTTTCCGATCTGTCGAAATCCACCAAGCTCTTCAACAATTTGACTAAATCTTATATCTCTTGGATCAATTCTGTTGAGTCCTTCACTTAATAATTGTACAGCTTTATATGCTCCAACAAATTTACCCTCAACATCTGTTAAGCTTACTCCATATTCTCTTAGTGCTTCGATTGTTCCTTGTCTTTGAATACGAGTAAAAATAGTTCTTAATCCAGTAGCAATAGTTTCGGCACTTTCACGAGTTGTAGCACGAACACTAGTAAATACAGCAATAAATTCATTTAAAGCGTCTGTGCCTTCGCTAACTCCTTTGCTGGCATTTGCAAACACACCACCGGTACGCTGTATAGCAGCAATAATATCGCTACTTTCCACAGCAAAAGCAGCAGCCACAGCATTAACAGACCCGAGAGCTTTTTCTAGTTCTTTAGCGCTTATACCAAACTGTCTCATTAATGCAATAGATCCTTCTACGGTTTGATTTATATCATCAAAACTAGGAGCTAAACTACTACGAGCCAGCGCCTCTAATGCTGATCGTGTCTCAGTAGCGCTCAAACCAGCTTGTGCTAAAGTACTAGAAACCTTAATTAAACTATCAGAACTAACACCTAATCCAATAGATAATCTACTTATTTCATCCTGCAATCCTTTTAATCCTTCGGCGCTTTTACCAGTAACTTGTTGTAATCTTACCAGCTCTCTATCAAATTCGATAAAACTTTTTAAACCGCTATTAATAGCTCTGTTGAGACTAAAAAATACTCCAGTAACAGCACTAAATGCCGCAAAACGACGAACAGCAAGAGCGCTTTGACGACCAAACTCTTCCATTTCTGTACGAGCAACGCCGACGCTTTTGGCGCTTTTTGACGCTGAAACTCCTAAATTATCTGCTCCTTTTGCTGCTTTACTAAGATTATTGGATAGTTTTGTTGAGGAATTTCCAACATTAGATACACTTTGACCAAAATTTCTAATAGCATTAGAAGCTGCTGTTGCATTAGACGCTACATTTGCTAAATTAGTATTTAAATCTTGTAAAGACTTATTTAGTTTTGATGCATTATTAATAGCAGCTGGATCAATTTTTATATTAACATCACCAGTAATAGTTCCCAACTGTTTCTTAATATCAGAAACTATTTGTCTAACATTAGACGGTCCCCTCAAATTTAACTGAGCAGTTAAGTTAAAAGCTTGAGCCATAAGCTAATTTCCTGAATAATAAAAATATTCCCCGCTTAGAGTATGATCTAAACGGGGAATAATATAACCCAATATTATATACACTATTTTACTAAGTTGTTGACACTGTTTGTTCAGTTGAGGCGGAAAGTTGGGGTTGTTCTTGTTCAACAGCCTCTTCTGCTTTAACTGATGGTTCAACTTTGTCATTTTTGGGTTGTTCCTCATCTAATACTATTGGATTTCCATTTTCATCTAGGAAGGGTTGACTATCAACAAGGTATTCTCCATCTTTGTCTACTTTATTACCAAATTTATCAACAAAGTTACCTTCTTCGTCAATAAATCGGCCACTCTCGTCTATTAGCCTGCCTTCTCTATCTATTAATCTGCCCTTTTTATCTACTAATCTTAGTTTATCATCAATAAATTTAAATTTCTTTAAAAATTTATTTTCTGGTAAATTACTTTCATAATCATTATCTAATCCATACAGCATATTAGCCAAATTTTGAGCACCCATAATAGCAACCTTTTCGGTTGAACTATTTAGGTACTCTTCCATATTTTTATATACTGGTTGTTTAGTATCATTATACACCAAACAAACACTTACTAAATAATTAAATCTACTATTGTCAGCTTGGCCTTCGGCGCTATGATTATCCAAACTTGTTCGTACACTAATAAGATCTCTTATTTCATCACGAATACTTTTCATCTTAATAGCTAAATCCTTAGCCTCGTTCAAACTAAAACCGCCTTTTGCTAATCTTTTTTCTCCTTCTAATAATTCTCTTTGAAGTTCTGTAAACTTAGCTTGCTTTTCGTCATTCCATAAGCCCTGATCCTCTAGTAAATCATCAAGCTTGGCTCGTACCACACTTTTGCTTTTAATAGCATCGGTAAAAGCTTGGTTATAAACCTTTTGTGCTTCTCTTTGATTATCTAGTGTGGGGCTACGAACCAAATATTCTTTTTCGACACCGTCAACTTCTACTTTAAAGGTTTTGGTCTTCATGCATCCTTCTCCTGTCTAAGGTTAAATTTATAGGTATATTTATTATTTACTTTATTTTGTGATAAGAATTTTTTTATATCATCTATTGCGGATCTTGCTTGTTTATTACCATTATTTAATATACTATTTCTAGTATATTCCCAAGTATCCCAAACAGGATTATTATCTGGTTCATTTTCCCAAATATGTCCGAAGCTATCTTCGAATCGTGCTAACGCACCAATCATTGTTGTTTGAAATCTTTTATATATATTATCTAGTAATTCTTGTTCGCTCATATATTATTTCCTATTTTTCATTTGTTGATTAAGTTGACTTCTAAGATCAACCTGAACATCTGGTAATTGACTTTCTTCTGTTAGTCCAAATTTATTAACATGCGCTATTTTACTTTTCATTCTATTTAATCCTTCTATATTATTTAATCCAACTATTTCTTGAGCTTCGTCATTGTTGTTTGCAAATAAGAAAACCTCTTGAGCATTTTTAAGTTTAGGATTAAGATTATCTACTTGTTGTTGCTTTTTATCTTTTTCTATTTTACGTTTTTGAACTATCATCCATCCATCCAAAGCATCGTCATCCTCAATAATTTCATCCGCTGGACATTCTGGATGCTCATAAACCCTATCATACATTTGACTAATACCAATTATTGTACGTTGATCATCTGTAATATTATTTCCTTGCTGACTAAATATAGAATTCTTACTAACATTCCAATACGATCTCCATATATGGCTACGAGCTAATTTTTTAAAATCGGATAATCCTATGCTATGCTTATTAAGCTCATTAACAACATTATTAAATAACATGTAGTTATTAGTATTATTTTGGTTATTAAAAATTAAGCTATTATTTTTATAAAGAGTATGCGTAATAATAAATTCATTTTTTATACTATTTGCATACCCTTCCAAAGTATTAGAATATAGTTCATCCTTTTTACCTAGTATAGTGCTAAGTTGTTTTTTATAATTGTCTAAATTCTTTTTAATAGTATTTTTTTTATCTGTAAATTTAAAATTACTATAATAATCTGCTTTACTATTTTCTATCTTTTTGTCTAAATCCTTAATAATCATATTTGTATCTTTAGTCCATAAATTTAAGTAAATTAATAAATTATCTAGATTATCCTCTCTAAGCCAATCATTGTATTTTTCATCATTAATAATAGTGTTATAAAGAAGTTGTGCCTCATATTTAATATCGATAGTAGCAGATTTTAGTGTGTATCTTTCGTTATTATAAGTAAAAACTAAGTATCCACAAAAAATTCTATAGAATAATAATTCCAGATCCTCATTCATCTAGACCTTCTGGTAAAGCTTTTTTAAGTTTTTGTAACTCGTTGTCCTTATCCTGAAGTTGTTGTCTCATAATTTCTAATACTTTTTGAGTATTATAAATATCAACATACAACTTACCTATTATATTAAATAACTCATCCATAATCCATTTTCCGAACAATTATTAAAAACTATCAGTCACCAGTAATCTCAGCATCATTTACAATATCGACCCATTTACCTTCGGCAAAAGTACCGCTAGCGTCAACAACAAACTTATTAAATGTTTGATAACTATAAGTAATTGTTGCATTATCTCCACCAGCTTCACCACCAGTATAGTTAACACTAGTAAGTTTATTCTTACTGCCAAGATCCAAAATAAGTTGATCGCTTGTGCCACTACCACAGACTACAACCTTAACAGTTTTGTCCTGTAGATTTTTGTAAACAACATTACAACCAACTTGACCATCAAAATCTTTAGCTTCAACATAGTCACCACTAGAAGCAATAATTTCAAATTCGCTTGTTACCTCTACTGGGAATGTTACATAACGATAGTATGGGGCCATAGCTCCAAGTTCGTTGATAGCTTCACGACCCAAATCTGTGCTAACAGTAACGCTCTGTAAGAATGGCATTGTGCGACCTTCTGGAATCGGAATACCACCACCATTACCGGTTGGAATTGTACTTAGCGAACTGTTAAACTTGTATCGACGACCAATAGCTGGAGCTGTCATTGTGCCAGCATCGCTATTACTGCTAAAGAAACCACTAGCAGCACTAGAATTAGCAGCATATAATGAACCACTATTCCAGTATTTATTATTTCCGACTAGTGTCACATCTTCTGTAGCATTACCATCAACAGGAATTGTGAAACTAACACTACTAAGATACATACCAGAGCAATCAACAAATACGCTTGGAGTTCCAGTTGCTGCGCTATTAGTATCGGGATAAATACCTAATCTAAAATTAACACGATTATTTGCTACTGCTGGTAGTTCTTTCTTAACAGCGCCAGTGATGCCTGTGGATCCACCCATGCACATTAGATATAATGGAGGAGTACCATCAATAACTTTATTAAGACTAACCTCTACTTCTGGTACATCTTCAACGTTTTCATACAATTCGATTTGACCTAGTTGAAAAACTTGTTCTAGAGTAAAGTTTGTTGTTATACCAGCGCTTTGTACGCCGCGAGGATAGTACCATGTTGTGTATTGATTACTACCTGTGTCATTTTGTGGTTTGAGAGCGATAGCTTGTGTTGCATAAAAAATTCTATTATTTCGTGCCATTGAAGATCTCCATTATATGGGATATTGTGTTATACTTTAGTACACCTTTTTGAACAAATTACGGGAAAATTTCTATTGACCATCGTACAATACCGTTGTATAGTGAACTACTCAAAGAATTTAATTCTCCAATGGTACTATCTTTAATAGTACACCAATAACTAGGAAAATTTTGAACAATATTTGGATAATTATACCCACTAGGATTAATATTTCCAAATTTATTAAGAGAATATCTATTATTTTTAATAACATCATTTACATCGTATAAATATACTGTTTTATCTTTTTGATGCAATAATATGTCTATTATGGTGTTCCTTTGGTTTGCATTTTCGGTATAAATATGTAAAAATACATCTTGTATAATAATATTATCAACTGTTCCTAATTGGTGAGGAATTTGAGTAGTTCTTGGTATTAGTTCCACAATAATTGCTGGTAATTGAACCCTATGAACACTGGTTATGCTATAATCTTGTTTGTTAAAAGTAGATGGATTATATGTTTCTTTTTGAACCTCTTTCCACCAAAAATTATCGCTACTTTTATATACTTGTATATATCTATAGGAATAATTAGCAGTCACCGTACTCTTGGCTGAAACAGAATTATTAAATACTATTTGACCGAGAGGATAATTAACATTATATCCATAATTTCCGCTACCTGTTGGGGCTGGTAAAAAGGTATTATTAAGATATAATCCCGAAAAAGTAATTGGACTACCACTCTCATAAACTATACCGCTCTCATAAACCCAATCCTTGCGCGGAGACTGCCATACTTTATCTTTTAGGATAGGATCGTCGGCACTTTTTAAAATATGGTATGAGCCACCGCCTACGCCACTAGTGGGAATATTAACATTAACAAATCCTCCAATATGTAAAAATGACCAATCTAGAAAACTTTTAACATTATCTTCTAATAATGATATGCGATTTTTATTTGTAATAGAAGATACGTTATGAAAAGTAGTCATAAAAGATCCTCTATATTAGTTTGAATAACTTTTGAAATTTTATCACTAATTTTATTTATTGCTCTTGTTGTCCAATTGTTATCTTCTGTTCCAGCAAAATTGACAGGTACTCTCCAGCCATTAGGATTACTTACCATAATAGCAGATCCTGTGCGTGATCGATAGCTATTATTAATATAGGTTATACTATAATCTTGTATGATTTTATCATTTCCTTTTAATAATAACCATTCTAACCAAGGTAAAGATTCTCCTTTTTCGGTTTTTGTCATAGCAATATCCATACCTATAATACCATTAATATCGGAACTACGAATCATAGATAGTGTAAAACCTCCACTTAATCCCCTGCCTGATACTTTAATAGGATTATTAAATATCTCTAATGTATTAACCATAGCGTCTACAACACCATCAACTTCTCCGGTATTTAGTATTCCAAATTCAGCCCGTAAAGTCCCTGCTTTTAATGAAGAATATTCTGGTTCTGATATTAGAGCTTCTTTTACTAAATTTTTTATTTCAATAGTAATTTTTGATAAAGCCTTATTCATAACATTATCCATTTGATTTTTTAAATTTTCTAGGATAAGTTTTATTATATCACTATCATTTTCTAATAAATCCAATGAAAATTTCATTTTTTCTTCCATAAAGTAAAAATATACCTATTATCACCGAATCCTGCTGGTTCAGGATCTCCAGCTCTTTCATATTTAAAATGAGACAAGTTTGTTAAACTATTATCAAAGATAATTTCACTAGCATTCTTAACTTTATTAAGCAGATTAATGTTGCATATACTTTGAACTGATCCATCGGGAATATTAATAACCTTGTTGTTGGTATTCAAAAAGTATTTACTATCAAAAATAAAAGCTAGATAAATTGTTTCACTAGAGCTACTATTCTTAATTTGTCCTAATCCTAAACAAACAGGACAAACTCCTCCCTCTGGAAAAGGATTCGGTCCCGATCCATTATATATATTACTAGATAACAAAGATATATTATCAAAAATACAATTATTACAATAAGTATTATTTATACTATTATCATATATTATCTTACAAGGTAAGCTTAGAGCATTGTTCTCTAATAAACTATCAATAGCATTATTAAAGATACTTTTTAATTCACTCGAAATAAGACCACTAAAAGGATTGCTCATTGTTTAATACTGATAGATAAAATAGGAGAATTTTTAAGACTAATGCTAGTGTCTGCAATTTGTGTAGAACCAGAAACAACTTGTTTTCTAATTGCTATAGTATTGGTAATAGAATTTATATTAATCAAATTTAATATTTGAACAGATGCTGAGACATTTTTTGTATTGGTATAAGAAGTAGAATTAATTATCATATAGTTTTAGGTTCTCCAATAAGTCCTGGGCCAGCAGGAGCATAAGGGGCTTCAGGATCATTTATAGAGAGTATGCATAATTGTGCCCAGTTATCTGCTTCATTATAATTATTCCAAGGATCACCATTTGGCCAGTTTGGTTGATATATTACCGGAACATTATTGCCGGATACGAATATATTAACAGCAAAAGTTGAATTATCGATACTGTATATTAAATTCATAATTTTACCTTTATTAAGAATTAAAAACTATATTTTTCCAGTTATTGTTACTTATAGATCTTTGTGTCCAAGTAATTCCATTTGACGAAGTAAATGATACTGATCCTATGCCGACAGCAACGAATGTATTATTTCCATATGTAATATCTCTCCATCTAAATCCAAGTCCTGTTCCTTGTGTCCATGAAATACCGTCACTAGAGTATGCTGTTATAGAACTATTATCGATAAGAGTTACATAGGTATTATTCCCATATGCTAAACATTGCCATAGTTGTGCTGATGGCAGAGTAGATGAACTCCACGAGATTCCATCACTACTATAAAGAACAGTATCGGTATTATAACCTATTAGTACAAACTTATTATTACTATATACAATATCTGTCCAGTCTCCGGATACTGGTAGTGCTCTTTGAGTCCATGTAATACCATCAGACGATGTGGCTATTACAGAAGAACTACTGGCTACAGCGACATAAGTACTATTGCCATATGCTGCTGCAACCCAATTAGCATTTGGTAATATAAAAGAATTCCATGTTACTAAATCTGTGGAATATAAGCCCGTAGAACTATTAGCAAATACTAAATATTTATTATTACCATAGATGGTTTTTGTAAATAAATTATTAGGATGACCTATACTATAGGTATTATCTGACCACGATATCCCATTTGTTGATTTATCAAAATTGCTACTGTTATACGCTATAGCTAAATAACCATATGGTCCATATGATAGTCCATTCCAGATTCTATTATTAGAAAAATTACCATTTGTCCATGTTTCTCCATTGCTAGATCTTGCATTAACGGAATTATCTGTTGCTGCAATAAATAGAGGACTAATCGATTGTGTTGCTGTTGGAGAGGGAGTAACTGTAGTAGTAGCTGTTGGCGTAGCTGTTGAGGTTAATGATGGGGTTGGCGTTAGAGTAGACGCAGGAGTTGCTGTTGGCGTAGGAGTATTTGTTGATGTTATTGTGGGCGTTGATGTTTGAGTATATGATGGTGTTGGCGTAACAGAAGAAGTGTTGGTTGGTGTTGATGTTTGTGTTACGGTTGGAGTTGTGGTTAATGTTGGTGTTGATGTTTGTGTTACGGTTGGAGTTGTGGTTAATGTTGGTGTTTGTGTTTGTGTAGATGTTGTGGTTGGCGTAGTGGTATTGGTCGGTGTTGCTGTTAGCGTCGCAGTATTGGTTGGTGTTACTGTTGGTGTCGCAGTATTGGTTGGTGTTGCTGTTGGTGTTTGACCGACAGAAGCGGTTGGTGTCGGCGTTTGAGAACTTGTAGTTGTAACTGTTGGAGTAACTGTTGGAGTATTGGTGGGCGATGGCGTTGGAGTGATATTGGATGGGCTTAGATTTCCATTATTACAACATAACCAGTAATAATTAGGATCGTTAAAATTAAGAGAATATAAATTTTGTATAGTATTTATAGAAGGATCAACATCTTTACTGGTATCCAAAGTCTGAAAAGATGTTCCAGTTTTAACTATACTACGACCATTATTGATATTATTCGCACTAATAGACTTATCTATAGTCATAATAATAAATTTCTATTGTTAAAGGTCGCTGTTATAAGTGATAATAAGCTTCCATGAATCAATGCTACCACTTCCGGATGGATCAGTGTCTTTAACTATTAATTGCCATACTCCGGTAACAGCATAATTAAATAAATGATCAAAAGAGTTATTTAGGGTCTCGCTATTATAATTTATTAATGAAGTCTTATCATATATTCTACAAGTTTGACCATTACTAATATTATGTAAATATTGATTACTATCAGATTTATTACTAAACATAAAACTAAAATTATTATTGAAATTTGGTATTTTTTGATTAGCAGAAAGTAAGATTTTGTTTCCACTGGGTGGGGCTAATAGCATAACCAAATCGGTTGGATTTGAATGACTAAGTTTATTAACTGCTAGTTCAATATTAGATATTAGTCCGGTATTGGTAACGGTTACCGATCCTGTAACAGTTGATAAGTCGTTGATAATTAAACCGCTACCATTATATACTGTCGAAAATAAATCTAATGGTCCACAATCATATGGTAAGCAAAAATCTGTGATTTCGGTAGTTGTTGGCGTTGGTGTTAATGTACCTTGTGTTGGTGTCGGTGTCGGTGTTTGTGTAATTACTTCGCACGGTTCCACATTAAGATTACATTGAATATCAATAGGAGTATTTCTATCAATGATAGTAATAATACCCTGAGAAAGCCTAATATTATTAAGTAGTGTTGTTTGATCCTTAATATCTAAATCATATGATGCAGAATCAAAATCAAAAGTATTGGTAATTTCAGCACTTAGCTTTATATTAATTTGTCCCAAATTATTAGCATTTAAGCTCCATCCATGAGCTTCGTATATCGCTGGAGCCAAGCTAGAATATCTACACACTCTAGTTTCATCGCCAGAAAGAAGCGAAAACTGTACACATTTATCTGTTAAATTAATAGGATTATTATTTTCATCAGTATATAAAAAATTAATCTCAAAATCAGATCCTTTTTCAATATTAAAATTATAAATTGCTGCTACCATAAAATTTCCTATTAGCTATAAAGGTCTCTAGCGTGATCACCAGGATATCGTAAATAACTCGGATCAAAATTATTACCAACAAACGGACTAAGAATACCCCGTAGTAAGCTAGTATTACCTATTTCATAATCAAGTTTTAGATCCTCATACATTTTACAAGGACCATTAACTAAAAGAAATTGATAAGAGCTATTTCCACCAACACTAATATTAGCTGGTCCTAAAGCGGCTCTGATACCCTCTGTAGCGGCCCGTGTGCGTAAACTACTTTGATCTAAAAAGCAAGACGATTTTAATGCTATAAAACTAATAAAATCTACATCTTTATTTTCTAAAAGAGTAGGATCAGGAATTATATCAGGATTGATAATATTAATACTATATTCGTTATTTAAATTAACTTCTCTTGTAACGTATTGAGCCGCTACAACTATTAGTTGCTGGATTCTTTCGTCACTATATGTTGGATTATCACTAAGATCATTAATTAAACTACGAACTATAATTGGTATTTCTAGCTGCCAGCTCATAGGGTATCCCCTGAAGGTTAGTATTTAACTTATACACCATTTTATAAAGTAGCAACTAGCTTAATACGCTTCAGGTCGGAGCTGGTGAATTTGATCCAACTTTATTATTTTGTTCAGTTAAATTCTTGCTTATAGAACTTAGTTTCTCATAAAGCTGACCAATAGCGACCAAATCACTGGCCTTAAAAACCCCCCTTTGAGTAGCAAGATCAATAACCACCATTAGATTCTGAATATCGCCTTGATTTAATTCCATAGTTTTTCCCTTTATTCTGGACTATTAATTGGAGCAATAACACCCTGTTCTGCTCCTGCTTTTCCTATATATAATAGTAATGATTGCACTATATTTGCAAGGTCACTATCTTCTGCGCTTTTGCTTAATAAATTATCAATAACTAACCAAGTTCCATTATCGCCGGGCATATATTCTGCCACACCATCAAATACTCCAAATTTTTTCAAACGAACTCTAGCGGTAGCCTCACCGCCCAAAGTTCCCGCACTAATAATTATTTCTTCAACCCATAATTTATCATATGTTTTTGCTGGAACTGTGGATACTATTGCTGGACTTAAAACTGGTAACATATTAATTTCCTTCTAGAATGGATAAACGGTCTTTTAAGTTATTGATCATAATTTGTTGTTCTTGTATAGCTTTAATCAAAAGTGAAACCATATTGCTATAATGTATAGCATCTGGCCTATTTTGATTATCATATTGTACAAATTCTGTTAATCCTATTTCATCTACTTCTTCGGCAATTAAACCACCAAATATTTTGTCTCCATCGTTATGGCTTTTAAATGTTACACTTCTTAATTGTAAAACTTCATTTAGTCCATGAGTGGCATCATTTATGTTGGTTTTATATCTTAGTGATGATGTTGATCTATATAAAAATCCATCACTACCAACTACCACATTAGCAGCAGTAGATGTTAGATTATTATATGGAGAAACTGATGCTGTTCCAGTATTTATGGCTCCGTCATCTCTTGTATATAAAAGAGCTGCTCCACTACTATTCGAAACATAAAAAGAAACTGTTGAACTAGTAGCTCCAGATCCTCTTACCTCAAAACGATATGTTGGCGATACACCAATGCCAGTATTACCACCAAAATAATTTTTACCAGTATGTTCTACATATATACCCCATCTGTTAGTAACTGTAGCACCAGAACTAGCATCACTACAATAAATATCGAAAGCATTTGTTATTGTTCCGGTAGCTCTCCATAGTAAATGTTGTATTCCAATTGCTGTTGTAGTTACTGGTGAAACAGCAGAGGTATTATAATGACCATATTGATTATATATACCATATAATGCACTTAATGTGCCAATATCATTAGTTAATGCATAATTACGTAGATTATTATTAGCTATACCAATACTACTACCACTATTTGTTATTCCAGAATTAATCTTAAAATATGTATTTATAGCTACATTTCTGATAGCATAATTACCATTAGTTGTAGCATAACTATATGTGGCGCTTGATAGATTATCTCCAGTATTGGTATTGGTAAAATCTTTTATAGCTACTAAAGATGGATTTGTAGTATACGAATCTGTTCTTGTTCCACCTCCAATAACTAATTTATAATCATTAGAAGGAGATGCTCCTAGTCCAGTATTACCGCCACTTTGTACTGTTAGTAATGTGCTGTCACCAGCTCCATAACCACTATTTTCTATTAATTTTAGAGATCTTGTCCCACTTGAAGCATCGTTTTGCCATGCGAAACCACCTTTTCCATTAACATCAATTTGAATAGCAGCTTTGCCAGTACCACCACTTGTTGTTTGTAAACCTTGGGTTGTTATCAGTCCATCGCTAGCTGTTGTATAGGATAATATACGACCCCTAATATCAACTTTAAATCCACTACTGACTGAACTTGTTCCTATTCCAACATCTCCAGTTTGATTAATTCTTAATCTTTCTGACCACGTTGCAGAATTAGCTCTATTGCCAATAATGAGAGATCCATCATCCGCACCTAGAATTTTAACGCCATATCCGCTACCAAAAACGCTAGCCTTAAATTCTATACCACCAGTTGCAGCAAGTGTAGTTACACTACTTTCATTAATCTGTAATGTACCCTCATAAGTGGCTCTAGCTGCTGAAATATTTGATGATCCACCCGCAATCATTAAACGAGTATTTGCAGAATTAGCTTCGCCTATTGTTACATTTCCATTAGCGGCTATTCTCATAGCCTCAGAAAAACCAGCCCTCATAAACTTAAAGACACCGGTAGTATTGTTACCACCAAGACCCACCACCATATTACTACCATCAATTAACTCAAGAACTCTAGTTTCATTATTACATTGATCAATTAAAGTGGCATTGTTTTGAGCGTCATCATGAAGTATTATTTCTCCACCATTTTCGTTATAGTTAAATCTATGAGAAATTGACCCACTGTTTAGTTTAAAATCAATATTATTACTTGCTGTGATTCTAATCTTTTCTGTAGCAGCACTATTAGATCCGCTAGTAACAAATATTGTCATTCCATCAAAATAATCAGCATTAATACGCCCCATTTCTACATTAGATCTTCTAAAACTGATTCCAGCACCATTAGAAAATCCACCACTAACTTCAGCAATAATGACCTGTTCTTCTGATGTTGTTGAATTATAAACATGCAAATGAGATGAAGGGCTACTTGTTCCTATTCCAACATTTCCAGAACTATCAATAACAAACGGAGAAGTATCACCAGTAACATCATTAACAACAAAACAGTTTCCAGTACCATCATGAGTAATAGTAAGGGGTACATTTGTACCGCTAGAACTAATTGTAATTCCAGTTGAGAAAACCGTAGCAGCGGTAAATGTTTTAGCACCACTAATAGTTTGAGTTCCAGTAGTTCGTACAACCGTACTATCAACAGCTATACTATCCGCACTAACACTTATTCCATCGCCCTGACCAATATCTATTGTTCTATTTGCCGCAAGACTTCCACCACCAGCCAATCCGCTTCCTGCGGTAATAGTGGTACTAGTATCTGCCTTAGTACCTATTTGAGTTTGTATTGCACTTGTTACACCCTTAACATAACTTAATTCTGTAAGTGAAGGATAAGTACTAGTACTAAGAGAAACAACATTCTTATTAGCATCAAAACTTGCTACTGTACTAGCCGTTTGATTAGATATAACTAATCCACTAGCAAAATTTCCGCTACCAGTTACATTTAATAAGCTTCCATCAAAAGATAAATTACTTTCAGCATTAATTCCAACGGTTGATCCGGTGCTAGTTAGAATTCTATTATCACCACTGTTACTTATAGTTGGAAGTAATCCACTAACACTACTATTAAAATTACTATTATTAATATTTAAAGTAGTAAAATATCCACTAACTGCTGTTATTGTTCCACTAGTAGTTAAATCATGATCATTAAAATTAATACTCATAGATCTCTCTTTTATGGAATAAAGTTATATTTTTGTCCACCCATATAAGGTGGAGTAACTGTTGGTGTGGGCGTTGGTGTTTTTGTTACAGTATTTGTGACCGTTGGTGTTATCGTAGGAGTTGTTGTTGGTGTGGTTGTTGCGGAAGGAGTTGGGGTTGGACTAGAAGCCACTCCACTATAAATTGTTTGAACCAAATCTACTCCTGCTGTCCAAAGAATATTATTACTATTTAATCCATTAACATTAATATCTAAGCTATATGTTCCGGTATTGGCCACAACAGTTGCTGTTACTCCATTAAGACTGCTATCAATAAAGTTTTCTTCTATAAGTGATCCAACCAATGATGTTGTTGAGCTATTTCTTTTAATACACCCTCTAAAATTCCAACTAGCAGCACCCTCATTGGTACTACTAAAACAATTTAAATTAATACTAAAATTCCATACGCTATTTGATGATAATACTAATTTAGAACTTACTCCATCGGTATATAGAGTTGTTGAACTATTATCTGATGTACTATTTCTAACAGTAAGCGAGCTTTTTTGAGAATCACCAGTAATATTAAAATAGCCATTACTCAATCCTAAGTTTCCGTACGGATCGGTTGTGCCAATTCCTAATTTATTTCCACTAGATAAAAATATTAATCCGCTTTCGGCATCTATTCCTGTGCTACTTCCATCACTAGTTAATAATCTATTATCAGAGTAATTATTTATTGATACTCCACCAGCCGATCCAGTATATGCTATATTGATTATATTACTACTATCATTATAACTAATATTAATTCCACTAATTCCAACTAGTAAATCATTTACTCTATCATCAACAGCCTCATCCCAGTTGGTAATATCGCTATTTGTATGAGTGTGACCACTTAAACTTACGCCAGTACCATTAACTTGTAAACTTTGAGTAAAATTACCGCTAGGAGCGCTAATACTTCCAGTAAAAGTTGCTCCGCTAAGATTTGCTTTACCAGCTAAAGTATTTGTAATCGTTGTGCTAAAATTAGCATCGTTTCCTAGCGCTGCTGCTAACTCATTCAAAGTATCCAGGGTAGATGGCGCAGAATTTACAAGATTACTAATTTCTGTTCTTACAAATGAGGTACTAGCTATTTGATTAGTATTTGTACCACTAGTTGCTGTTGGAACTAATGGAACTCCTGTAAAAGTTGGACTATTGTTAAATACTAATAATCCAGAACCAGTCTCATCGGATATTACTGAACTTAATTGAGACGATGTAGTATTTGCAAATTGATTTAATGTTCCTGTTAATGGAGCATATATACCATTAACCAAACCACTAACAGATGAGTTAAAATTAGTTATATCACTAGAACTATGAGTATGACCACTAAGACTAACTCCAATATTATTAACGGCTAGATTTGTAAAATTTCCACTAGTAGAATTTATTAGCCCATTAGACGTAAGTCCATTAACGAAATTATGAATTGCATTAACTGTTCGATTATTATCCACATGTAAATATTGAGAGTGATCATCATCACCTAACCCGAACAAATTTCCGTGATCATTCTGAGTAACTCCAGCAATAGTGCTAATTACGGCTACTCGTATATCAAGAATACTAAGTAACGTACATTTAGGAACATTTGTATAATCGCTATCGCCAGCAAATATTAATCGATAAAGAGGTTTAACTTCGCTTAATGGAAGATTAGTAAGATTAACATCACCCCAAGAGTTATTGCTCTCAGCCGATCCTTGATTGCTATCAATTCTTTGACCCATAATACTAATAATAGGATCGTCTATTTGATTTGTAGCAAGAATCCATACTGCGAAGTATCTTGTTTGTCCACCGGGACTAACATCAGGGATTGTCCAATTGCCACCAGTTAATAAGTTATATTGTGGTCCATTAGCGCCATATTTAACAGGATAGTCTGTTGCGGTATTCTTAACCCACTGACCAGTAGTTCCCTCGTGATAATAAACCGGAATTTGAGCAATCGGACTTAACTCTTGACAGAACGGATCAGTACTAGAACTATCAGTAATATTTATCACAATATCTTCTTGAAAAAGAGTACCATTACCAATTGATATGGTTGCATGACTATTACTAGACCCATTTCCACCTAAAACATAATTACCAATACTTAAACCGTCAACATATTGTGCGCCAAAAGTATAATGAATCCACTTGTGGGTGCTAGTGTCCATCACGATGCCGTGACGCTCTTCAGCAAAGAAAGTCATTTGTCCACTAGGATTAACTCCACTGTTCCAAGCTACATATGCGATAGGAATATCAGTAGAAAAATCAAAACCTGTAGTTTTATTTGATATTTGATTATTAATAGTATCAAAATGAATATAATTAATTTGAGTAAGATTTGGTATAGTTAAACTATCGCCACTAGTTTTAACAACTTTGATACCTTTATTGTAATAACTATATGAACTTCCTGTGGGTTCTATTCTAAATATGTTTCCACTAACACTAATTCTACTATCAGTTCTATTTACAAATCCTTGAGGCTGTTGACTATCAACATGGACTAAGTTTGTAGAAGCAATGGTATAAATACCACTATTATTAGTTATAGATATATCATATCCAGCCGCTATATTCTGATTGACTCCACTAAGCTGTGTCCAAACCGAAATACCATCACCTATCTTAAAGATTTTATTAGTTAAATCATATCCTGGTTCACCGCTAGCTAATACTGGATTAGCACTACTCCATTCTGTACTGGAGCCTTTTCTGAATAGAATATAATCATTTACTGGCATAAAATATCCTCAAAATCTACCAGTATTATAAATTATGGAGAGCCACCATCAATTATAGCATAGTATATATAAGTTGGATTAAGAGCACTAACACCACTAATTCTTGTTAAACCATCAATAACAGTACTAGTTTGTCCAAGATTTATTGTTGTACTACCTAAAGTTATACCACTACTAGCTAATTTAGTCACAGCAATAGCCGCACTAGCATTAATATCTTCATTTACTATTGTACCATTAACAATTTTAGCACTAGTAACAGTATTATCAGATAGTGTTGTACTAATACTTAGTGTTCCATTACCAAGATCTGTTAATGTTACACTACTACTTCCGGTAACATCTCCAGTTAATGTTCCAGTAATAATTGGGTCGGGTAATCCTGTTAAGCTAGCAAAATTTCGATAATAACTACCATGCTGTCCATCTAATAAATCAGCATTTAGATTAGTAATCAAGCCCGTAGACGCTACTTGTAAACTATTACTAATAAAATCGCCAGACGTATAAACATTGCCGCCAGTAAATTCCCATCTTGTATCGTTAATATCCCATACTATGCTACGAGCAATAGTGTTATCATGATCATAAACTTGCAAACCGCCTTGAGTTTCAGCACCAGATACATTAACTTGAATTATATTATCTCCAATATCAACAGTGGTACTATTTACTGTTGTGGTTGTACCTTGAACAGTAAGATCTCCACCAACAATAACATTACCAGTTGTAGTTATACTACCAATTCCATTAATATTTTTATTACCATCTAATACAACAGCTCGATTAGAGCTAGCGGTACCAGCAACAACACCAGAAAGATATGCTAATTCACCAGTAGTAACAATGCTACTAGCATCGGTTATATTGCTCCATACATGAGTATGATTTAATAATGAATATCCACTAGTATGAATTGTTAAAGTATCTGTTCCACTATCATAATTTAGTACAACTCCAGTACCAGCAGCAAGAGTCGTATCTACTTGATCGCTTACTGCACTAGCAAAATCTGTAACTAAAGACGCTGGAATACCAGTAACACCTAGTGTTAGTGTATTACCAGCATCATTATAAGTCCAGGCTACTCCACTACCATTTCTTAAAAATCCGCTTGATCCAGCATTAGTTCCAACAGCATCTTGAGTGGCTTCACCAAAATCTGTTATATCAGAGCTAGAGTGGGTATGGTTGAGTAATGAATATCCACTAACATTAATGCTAACAAAATTACTAGCATCGTCATAATTTATAACTACCCCGGTGCCATTTCTTAAAAATCCTGTAGTTAAATGGTCACCACTAGCAACAATATCTTGAACTTGTTCTTCACTAACAGAACCAGCGGTAACTCTAGCATCAACAGCAGCATTAAAATCATTAATTTGTGAAGATAATATTCCGGTAACACTAACTGTTACGGGTGTTCCTGTTGTGGCAGAAAAGTTAATACCGATACCGCTAGTTCCTACAAGATCACTACTATTAGGTAATATGCTAGCATAAGGTAGACTATTCCATGCTGTTAATCCATCTCCTATTTTATACTTTCTAAGTGATGTGTCTAAGCCCCATTCGCCAGCACTTAGTGTTGGATTAGCGCTGATCCATTCGCTTGTTGTTCCTCTACGAACTTGAAGTAATGTTTGAACTGCCATAGTCATTAACCCTTTATGTTATAATTATGGTGAGCCGCAATCTATTTCATAGCTATCTATAAAATTTGCTAAATAATTATCTAATCCAATAACATCACTAGCATAAACTATTGTTGCTGAATATCCAGAAACTATTTCAACGCTTCTGTCGCTACTAGTTTCAATTTCTAAATTATTTAATATGTTCCCAACAGTGGTTTCAATTTCCACTATATTTTTAGTGTCAAAAATTTCTATAGTAAAATCGCTCAAGTGTCACACTCCAATAACGAAGATGATTGACTAAATCGTTTAACAATATTAATTGTGCCATATATTAATCGTATAATGTATTTACCGCCGCCAATGTATAAGTTATCATCACTTTGTAATTCCAAATCATATTTTGCAGCATTAAACGTAAAACTATTGGTGGTGCTAGCCGGTATCATAAGAGTTATTTTACCAATTAACGGCTCTATACTAAATTTATATACACTATAATCTATATTCTCTGTGCTAAAAGTTTGAGTAAGATTAGTGTTAGTTTTCCATGTTAATCTAGCACACCAATTTGTAAGATCAATAGGGTTCCCATTATCGTCTTTATAAACCAAACTTAATTTAAAAGAGGAGCCTTGTTCTATACTAAAATCGTATTTGGATGCTGCCATAACATATCACCTCTGTTTATTATAGTTATACACCTTAATCATGATAAGAAAAAAGCCGCCCAAAATTGAGCGGCTCTTCTCTGTGATAAAACTATTAAGATAATATATTATAGAGAACCAAGAAGTACTCTACGATTATCTAGAACAGCAAAGCCTAGTTCGGCCCAGCCGTAGAAACCAGCTCGTTTCTGACGATGAAGTGTTTCATCTTCAAAAATTTGAACTTCTTGACGAATTGGCATAACAAAACTATCGTTCTTGCGAAGATCAAGACCAACAACAATTTCTGTATCGCTTCCTGGCATTGTGCCACCAAGAGTTGATGTATAGAATAGTTGATATTGTTGACCAACACCAAGTTCGTCACGATCATGAAGATTAACGCCGAAAACTCTGTTAAGAGCGCCGTCAGCAGCGGTATAGATTTCGCGACGAGTAATTTCGTCAACTTGATCAACACCCCAGTTACGGATGTCTTCCATAGCTTCTGGAGAAACGTAAAGGTCTGTTAACATACCTCTGTTATTAGAAGCAGAGTTACCTCCGCCATTACGTCTCATAACAGTTTTCATTAAACTAACAAGACGCTTGGTAAACTGGCTAGCATTAGCATCGCTGTCATAAACAACAATGTTACGATCAACACCAGCGGCCAATAGTGTGTGCCAGCCATCATCATTCATCTTCTTAACGAACGAGGCTTCTAGCACTTCCATAGCACGACCAACAACGTCCCAACGAGCATCACGAGCATACTTTAAGAGATAATCGATGCTGGCACCAACATCATATGTTGGAACCATAACATAATCACCCTCAACATGACGCTCTGGAATATAACCGTGGTTAGGAATTGTGTAGGCCACAAAGTCCTTCTCGGTACCAGGAGCTAAGAAATCAAGAGGAAACTCTGGTGTGGCACTTTGATCAAGACGAATTGGTTCAAAGATACCATCAAGAACATCACCATTAAGAACGCCCTGACGAAGAGGTAGTTCTAGGGCTTTTGCAAATTCGGCATTAGCTGCTAAAGCAACCTCTCTTTGAGCTGAACCAGAACGCTTTAGTAGATCACTAAGTTCTGGAGTTGGTTGAAATTTTTCAGTTTTAGCTGACATATTTATTTCTCCGTGTATGAAAATTATAGGTTTACTGATACTTTAGCATAGCCGTCAGTGTCTTTGCCGCTTAAGAACTGACCAACTTTAACAGCATTAGAACTACTTGTGCCAATCAAGCCACTAGCACCAACATAAGCATCTGTTCCAGCGGATGGAGTGATGCTGGCAACTAACATATTTGTTGTAACTTGGCCGTTACGTAATAGTGTTACTTTGCCACCGACCTGAACCTCATCTTTGTGCCAATTAATGTGTTGGCGAGTAAGATCAAGATTCACAACATCATTAAGTAGAACGCCTACTGGCTTCGCACCAGATGCTACAGCGGCGTAAGCAACAACAGCATTGGCATCGTCCATAGACACGCCAACACCAGTTGTTGAAGTTACAGCGCTAACAACACCACCGCGCTCTGCTATAGTAGTCATGAAAAAAGAGATATCTGTTAATAGTTCGATACGATCAGGTTTTAGAGCCATTGTATGTTCTCCGTATAAAGATTACTTAGTTTTTTTTGCCTAATTTACTGTAAACAAACTCAACAAGAGCTGCACGAGTGGTATTTTCTTCTTCTTCAGAAGAATCAGAGCCAACTGTTAATTCAATATTTGTTTCTGTTTCAACATTTTCTAGATCAGAAGCACTTACTTTGGGTTCAACAATCTCTTCTGCTTCTGCAACTTCTTCTGCTTTCATTTTCATTTTCATAGCATCTTCTTTTTTCATTTTCATAGCAGCAAAAAGAGTTGCCATAGCGTCAAATGCTTCGTCTTCGATATTCTCATATTTTTCAACAAAAGCCAAAGCAGCATCTTCTTCGACGCCATTATCTACAAGGGCAGCTTTTCTTTTGGTCATTTTTTCTTTCTTGACCATTTCTGCTTCTTTTGTTTTATAAGCAGCGACTGTTTCGTTGGCGCTATCAAGTTCTGCTTTCATTTTCTTCATTTCTTCTTCTTTTTTCTTCATCTCTTCATTTTTCATTGCAATAGCTTCTGAAAGTTCTGAGATTTGTGCTTCTAATGAAGTTTTGAGTGCTAAAAGCTCTTCTGAAGCAGAAGCTTTGACTTCTTCGATTTCTTTTTTCATAGCAGTTTCTCTTTCTGTGAATTCGTTAGTTTGGGTTTGTAATTGAGATTCTAGTGCAATATTTTTTTCGGTTAATGAATTAACAGATGCGTTAGCTTCAGCTACAGCCTCTTGACAAGAAGTTTCCATAGCCACCAATTTGTTTTTGATTTCAGTTACATCTTGTTCTACACTCATTGTATTATTCTCCATTTGATTATTCAATCGAATACTTATTACACCTAAATTTTCATTTTCGTTATTTTTTTCTTGAGGATTATCAATTTTTTTATTTTCTTCAAAAAGATTCTTATTAAAAACTATACTATCTTCATTTGCAGGTTTGTCAACAAATCCTTTACCAGTAAAGGTAATATTTCTTAAAACTCTACCAATTTTATAATCATTATTTTCTCCTTTACCGCCGTATGCTCTAAGATATTTTGTTAAATAAGCTGTTTCATCACTTCTACTCAGCACTTTATATTCATTGGTTTGTTTATTAATTACTCCATAATCAAAACCTTTAAAAAAGCATTCCATACTAACAAACTTAGTACCATTTTGAATTTCACTAATTAATTTTTCTGATCTTTCTCTAAGTTCGGAAGTGCTAAATCCTTTATATATAACAGAACCTGTGAGAATATGGAATTTGTTTGGTAGATTTTCTACGGGAGTTTCTGGATCTATTAATAGCCCATCCTCGGTAATAGGCCAATTTGATATTATATGACCAACAATTAAACTTTCGTTATGTTCTAGATTTGTGGGTTTATGTTCTGGAGTGTGTTTAGCATTCCATACCTCGTACTTATCAAATACATCATCATTTTTATTCCATGATGAGGTTACTAGAATAGATTGAACATAAAATAGATCACTATCGTCATAAGATGCTAAACTTTTAAATGATTTAGATGATAATCTGAGAGAGCATGGCTCTGCAACACTAGCATAAGCAATAGAAGACGAGGCTAATATTTTTGATGTTAAGCCATCTTCTTGTTCGTGTGGATATATTATCATTATAAACCTTTCAAAAAGATTTGATTATTATTTTGTACTATACACCATTGTATAAAAAGATGATTTAGCTTGTTTAATTTCATCAACTGTTAATTCTCTAGAGAGTTCTAATTTAACCAAATTTAACCAATTATAAAAAGTTTTAGTATCATTACTAGTTGATGCTGATAAATATTCTGTTATATTTTCTTCATTTAGTTTAGCAAAAGGTTTGGTCTGAAAAAGAATATTTGTTTTAATTTTTTCTAATTCTTCATTTTCAGCATTGGATAAACTCCTTAAATTTTTCTTATCAAAATATTCTAAAATTAATGGATTGATTATAGAACTAATTTTGTCTTGTGCAGAAGATGACCATATTAAGAGTTTGGCGCCAGTTTGGGGCGAAAATGTTCTGTCCTTTCTTTTTTCGGTATCTTTGGATAATTTGGGTCTGCCTTCGCCTGCTTCTTTCGGCAACGATTCCGAGGACGGATCGTTAGCCACCTTGGGTGCCCCAAAAGGAGATTTTACTTGTTCTGCTTTTTGTTCTAATGCTGTTTTTTCGCTTGGTTTTTTCTTTGGTAAATCTAATCCTACTTGACTTGGTGTTACAATTCCTAATTGTAAAGATATTTTCTTAAGAGCATTTTCAAATTGAGGATCGTGCCACGGACCAGCTTTTTGTACCATTCTTTCGGAATCTCTTTCTTTTCTTTCTCTATTAAGTCTTGATTTTTCCATATCTGGATCAAAGCCAAATTTGGTCTGTAATAACTCATCACTAATAAGACTTCTATCTGCTAATTGTATTAGTAGTGCCTTCTCTGCGTCTTCATTACTTAGGTCCATTCTATCAAATTCTATTTTAGCTGGATATCTAAAACCCATAGCTTTTTGCACAATTTCTATTTCACCTTCCCAAAATTTAACCAACATATCTCTACCATATTGTAGTCTTTGTGTTAAGGTTTTTAGACTAATAAAATTATTAGTAGTTCCTGCTGCTCCGAATGTGCCAGTAAGTGTTGGAGGAATTCCCAAACCAGCATAGATAGCATTTAAATGAGGAGTATATTTACCTTCTCCAAGAAAATTATGAACATTAGTATTACTTTCTAACAATTCAATATCTGGGCCCCATACCAAATCCATTGTACCGCCACCAACATTGTTTCCTAAAATTTGTGCTAGTTTGGCTGTTGCTGCTTTTGTTGGAGCAATTTTATGTTCTAAATTACCTAATTTGAAAATTCTAATATTACTTATAGCTCCATCTAGAGCCGCCATGTCTGCTAATTTTAGTTTTTCGATAACAGTAATATCGTCCATAATAGCATATATCATAGGATATGCCCATGCTTGCCAATCATCTTTTTTATAATGAAAAACTAGTGTCTTTTCCGGATCTAATGGATATGGTCTTTTAGTTTTAGCTGCTAATACTATTGCTTCTGGAAGAAGAGATACTATCTGTTTTTCTGCTTCTGTTTTTGGACTATTAATATTTTTTCTAAAAGTAGCCGGTAAAATTAATTCATATCTTTTTTCACTAACAAATGATGATAAGGATCCGGCTGCGCTTTCAACATAAACTGGATCTATAAAAGTATATCTCCAAGGAATTTCTTTTTTTTCTATCTTAAATTGATCCATCTGTTTAACATTGAGATCAGGAGATCCAATAGTTTTGTATAGATTATCAGTAACTTTTAATGATATTTTGGCTGTTTGTTTATGAATAACAATATTGCCTGTTTTATATAGATTATTTAAAAATCTTTCGCTACGATCTTTACCATTAATTTTTTTGAACCACTGTCTATAAAATCTTTCTATTCTTTTATTTTTATGAACTAATTTAATACCATGTACAGCAAAATCACCCATAAGATCGATAACATTTTTTACCAAACCAACACGATGATAAATATCTTCTGCTCTTCGGATAACTAGTTTAATCTTTTTAGGAACAGCTTCGTCTGGTCTAAAAGCATAGTAGTCATTACGAGTTAATCCAGGACGACCACCAGTATCACCGTCTAGATTAGAAAAATCTATACTATACCTTCTACCGCCGCCAAAAGCTGCTGTAGAATTTTGAATTCCTGTAAATTCATCTAGAGATTCGGATGATCTTTTAAGAGCATCTTGTTTACTAGATAAATCCTCTCCCCATGTGACATAAGCATCCTCTCCTATAGATGATGCGTTTTTAATAACGTCTTCTTTGTTTGGTTTTCTGGGCATATATTTATTTCTAATGTAATAGTAATGCTATTTGATTACTTTAATAATACACTTTTATCTGTAAATTCCTTGATAAATATCGTCATCATTAACATTCGATGTGAACCATTCGGGACCTTTATATAGTTTATTACTTTGTTGATTAACTAAATCTCTACTATCTCCACCAACAATATCATAATTTGGAGACTGTAAGGTTCTATTTAATTGTCTAGCTATCATATTAGCTATCAATAATGAACTATATCGGTCTTTTCGTAATCTTCCTTTTTTACCATTTGGTAATTTTACTTCCGGAGTATCCCATCTGTCTCTTGCTTGTGGACCAGTGCTAGTTTGGGTCATAACTATAGTTGTTAATTCGTTTTTAAGTTCTTCTATTTCTAGTATGCATTCACTAACGCTATCATATAATGGATTTAAATCGTCGTCTAAGATATTTTTTCCTTCTTTTTCCATAGCAAGACCAAGTGTAAGATTATCAAAACGTGGAAATAGTAATATTTTATCTTCTAGATCTTTTCTTAATCCATGATTAGCTTGACTTGTCCAATCTGCCTTTGCAAATTGTACTAGTTCCAGAATGTGTAAACCTTGTTGAGAATCAGTATCTTTTGCTTTGTCATAATCAATAATTGGCCATATTAGTTGTTCATTATCTTGAAGCTTGCCAGGATCGTGCAAAGCTTCTTCTATTGCAACGCCACCCCCTTGAGCATCCATTCCTATTCTAATAGGAGGAAAGGTTTTCATAAGATCTCTAATTTTTCTAGAACAAAAACTATAAAAGTCATATTCTTGTGCTAGTCCAACCTTTTGTCTTTCTTTAAAATTATTTCTATTTGTTGCCCAACAATATACTATTCTAGAATGATCCGGATGAACTTCTAATATTACTATACTAAAATTATCTTGTTCACTAGCAGGATCGATACCGTAAACATAATGTAAATTAGGATTACCTTGAGTTATAGCATCAAAAACTACTGGTTTGTTACCAATTGTTATTGCCGGATAATCTTTTGTAACACAACTTTCTATTAAACTTCTTCTAAAAAATCCCTGACTATCATTAACGAAACATGCAGCATATTCCATATTATATATACCAACATGAATAGTAGCTTTTGCTCTACTTACTTGTTTATCATCCATAAATCCTTTAGGTATTAATTCATAGGGTATACGAATAATACTATAATCTTTCCAATTAAAATTTGGTGGAATTTCTCCATTAAAGATTTCTCGTAGTTTTCTTTCTTCGCCTTTACTTTCTATAATACTTTTATATCTTTTCCAGTACTGAGCAAAATGCTTGAAACCGTAGTCTGCTGTTCCACTTATCACTGCTTGATTATTAATTCTTCTAGAAATAGTATCTAATTCTTCGCTCCATACTCCTGCTAATTTCATAGCTGCTTTTTTAGCTTCTTCTTTAACGTTCTGAATTGGACTGGCACTAACAGCAGCGAAACCAGAAACTACCGTCTCATAAATATCTGGAGATATACTACTAAACTCATCTGCTAAAATAATATGAGCGCGTAAACCTCTAATCTTATCTCCATTACCTAAAGGAATAGCTATGGCCCAACTATCTCCCAGTCTTATAGTACATCTATCAACATCTCGTCGTGGACCATCTTCGTTGCCATTGAATATGCTTCTTAAAATAGGACTATTTTTCCACATATTTTCCATATATTCAAAGATAATTTTACTTTGTCTAAAAGCAGCACCAACTATAACCACCTTGGTCCCTGGATAGAAAGCACACTTTAGTACCGCATACAGAGCTAACAGAAAGCTTTTACTAAAACCACGACTACCAATAAGCATAGGGAAAGGACGATTCCACATTTCTTGTAGAACCATAGTCTGCATAGGATGTAATTCTATGTTAAAAATAAGTTTACAGGTTGATCCTATATAATATGGATTTCTTAAAATTCTTAATAGATGCAAGTCTGGATTTTCTATATCTTCCTTTGTCCTATGAATCATAGGATTATTAGGAATACTAAGAGCACTTATATCTCCTAGTCCAAGCCAAGCATTATCAAAACTTTTAAAATCAACCATTAGATTGCTTTATTAATCTTCTAGAAGTTTTTATCGCTCTTTTAACTATCATAGATGCTACAGACTCAATGTATGGTAAGCTTCTTTTTGCGCTTTCTTCTTTTAGCCAACCTAGGATAGTTGGTAAATTTTGTTCGCACCAGTCATTACCTTTTTCATTCATTTCTATAGCATGGCGTCTGCAAGAACAATTTGGGGTACTTTTAATTCCCATTGTGCTAATCATATTTGTTAATATGGTTCCTGGACCATTAGGAAATTCTTCTAAGGTTTTGGGAAATTTGCTTCTAAGCTTGGTTGCGGTATCATCTTTAATGCTATCATATAGTAGTTGTTCTAGTGTGGATCTATTAACATCCCCAAGCTTCTCATAATCGATACCATTTGCAATAACAAATGAACCAGGAATATTTCTAACAGTTGCAGAAACTATCTTGTTGGTTGGATTGTCGTGATAGGTAACATCTAAATAATCCATAACTAATGGTGGTGGATTAACTAATTGATTATTTTGATCAGTATATGGTGGCGGATAGATGGTGACTGAATTTTCAAGTTTCATTTTGGTTCTCCTTTGGTTTATTGTTTATGAGGTAAATCCTTTTAATAATATATTCTGCTACTTTTTCTGCATTAGATGCATTATTACAAAATAATACTTTAATATCGTATTTAAGCTGCCAATCTAATATATTCTTCATTATAAATGCTGGAGTAATTCTAACTTTATCCCACATTCTTTTTGGTAGATTTGATCCTATAGGATAGTTTAACACATCATTCATGCTAAATTCTAATAGGAAAAATGAATATTTAAGTTGGCTCATTCTATGTACAACATCTTTGAACCGTGGTTCAATAATATTATTAGCAATTTCATTTATACTCTTTTTACGTTCTATAGCAAAAACGTCCTGAAGACCTTCTATACTATAATCGCCAGTATCTAATTTTTTATTAGCAACTACATAATCCTCAAAAGACCACGGTTGTTGCTCTCTGGTATCTATTATGATCGTAAAGTCTTCATTATTTATCATTTGATTTTTTATTATCAGATATTAATTTGCTAAAAACTGCTTCGTATGCGTTTTCGTTTCCTTCTATAAGAGAGTGATGAAATTTACACAAAGTGATTCCGTTATTTATATTATATCTCAAATCAACGCTATCAACCCATCTTTTGATATGGTGAACATGTAATTTTTTAGATGCTAAACATCCTGGCCATTGACATTTGTATTGATCTCGTTTTTTAACCTCTTGTCTAAAATTTTTGTATAATGGATCGTTATAATTTCTAAACATTAGCGTAAACTTTAATGTCGCTTTGTATCATTTCGCTAACTAAATCATCAAAAGAAGTTGATGGAATCCATCCTAGTACTTTTTGAGCTTTAAGAGATCGGCCACATAAATAGTCAACTTCTGCTGGTCGATATAATGACGGATCAATTTCCACATATTGTTTGTAGTCTAGATCCACACTCTCAAAAGATTTGATAACAAAATTTAATACGCTATGAGTTTGACCGGTACAAATAACAAAGTCGTCAGGAACATCTTGCTGTAGCATCAAATACATAGCATATACATAATCTTTAGCGTGACCCCAATCTCTGTAAGCTTGAAGATTACCAAGTTTTAAACTGTCTGATGTTTTCTTGTTAACTAATTGGCCAATATATTTGGTAACTTTTCGCGTTAGAAAATTTTCGCCACGTCGCGGACTTTCATGATTAAATAGTATGCCGCTAGTAGCAAAGATATTATAAGCATCACGATATATTCGTACCAAATTGTGACTAGCAACTTTGCTAACAGCATACGGACTTTGTGGAATTAGTGGAGTATTTTCATCTTGATATTTATTATTATCTTTATCCACACTATAATTTTTACCAAACATTTCGCTAGTGCTAGCTTGATAATATTTTGTAGCAGATGATGTGGTTCTTATGCCCTCTAAAATATGTAAAACTCCCATGGTATTAATATCAAACGTTGTGGAGGGCTGGTGAAAACTGGTTCCCACATGACTCATAGCGGCTAAGTTATAGAATTCGTCTGGTTCGTATTGTTTTAATATGGATAGTATTACTGAAGGATCTGTAAGATCAAATTCCAAAAGAGTTAAATTAGGATGATCTACTATACTGGATATTCTTTCAAAATGATACGAACTACTACGTCTATATAATCCAATAACTTTGTAGTCTTTTTCTAATAATAGTTCGGCTAGATAGCTGCCATCTTGACCAGTAATGCCTGTTATTATAGCTGTTTTATTCATTGTGATTTTCCATAAATTCTGGTGTTAGTAATGGTACGTCCACAGTATTGTCTTGATAAGTATGATATTGTTGCATTCTTTCTTTGGCTCCGTTTGCTGCCATTCCAAGAATTTCCATTTCTTTGCCTTCTTTTTCTCTGACTATTTCATCTTCTAGCATTCGTATTAAACCAACCCAACTACTTTTGCCATCTTCTATTCTTTTTATTCTTTGTTCCCTAGTAGCTTTAAGATCCTTGCTAATTTTTTGCTGTTCGTTAAGAAGTTTGGTATATTCATTAGTGTAATTAGCGATACTGTTGCGGGCAAACGACAATTGAGTTTCGAGATTAGCCAGTTTCGGTATATCTCTTTGATCCTCACTTTTTTCATATTCTTTATCCACAAGCTTTTGTAATTTTTCAGTTTCGCTAATGTGTCTTTTTCGTTCCTTCATGCTACGGTTAATTAATATATCAATAGTGATAAATTGTTTAATTTGCAACTCTTCTGCTGGTAAAACGTCTTCTCTAAACTGTTTTATTAGTCCAACCCAAGTATCTTCAAAGTATTGGAGTTCGCCGCTGTCCGCATCAAATTGACGTGTAATTTCTACCCAAAAGGTTTTACTATGTAATTTATCTTTTAGGGTTTCATAAGCCGCTTTGTCTTCTGGATCAATTAGTAAATTATTTTCATTAATATATCGCTTAATTGGTCCTTCATGACGATTAAGATTAGATGATATAGTATCTATGCTTAATAAATTAACATTCTCACGAATATAAGCTTCTTCATCTAAACTTAGTTGTCCTCGTTTTTTGGGAATTCTGTTGGCTTCCACTGGTGCTCCTTCATTATTTCAGCGATGTGTTTTTTAAGTTTAGTTAATTCTGACTTATTAATTTTTTGATTGTGTTTTAATTTTAAATAGCTTTCTCTATATTCTGATCTTATATTAGAATCTAAAAAAGATACTATTTCTGAGCTTTCATGAGAAGTACTAGATGCTGACAATAACGATAAATCTTCAACATAAGATGGCTTGGCTATGTTCTTTTTAGCATCGTTTCGCTTGGCCCATGAAGCATATGGTTCGCATTCCTTTTTGTCAATAAATTTAGAGCACTGATTGTTAGAAACTTTATAAGCAGCATCGTATAGTGGACACGTTAAACAAGGCTTGTCTGGTCTTTGATAGTTATTTCTTTTGTAATTAAATAACCGATTTCGCACATGAGTCCATAAAAAGTTTTCTAATGGCCTTTTATAATCATAATTTTTTAATCCTTCTAACGCAAATATGGCCGCTTGTTGTTTCATGTCCTCGGCACTGTGATAGCCGAATTTAAATTTGTGAGCTAATTTTTTAGTAATTTTATCTAATACTTGTAAAAATTCAGCATCTGAAACTTGATTTTTATTTTCCAGAATTTTTTTCTTCATTATCTAGTAGAATTGATATATCCTCTCCGTCTGGTAGTTGCAGATCGCTTTGAGCCTGGTCCACAATACATCCTGATGCTTTGACCGATAAGATCGAAGATGTAAGATTGGTAATATTAGAATCAAAATTAATCATATTGAGCCCCTTGCTTAAAAGAACCAAAACTATAATATAATAGAGTTGATCATCACATTGTCAATATTTACACTATATGGAGAGAATAAAATGAGCTACAGAAAATGGGGTCAGGTTGAATTGGATTTTATCCGCGATAATTTTAATGTTATTTCTGATGATGAAATTGCTGTACGATTGAGTCAAATAACAAATAGTAGTATTACTACTCCTATGGTGCGACGACAAAGGCGCAAACTTGGTATTCAAAAGCCACGAGGTCGTCAACCAAAGAACAAAAATGCCTCAATGCCAGCATCGTTTGCATCATCAAATGATAATGGTTGAACATAAAATTTTAAATTAGATTATGATAAAATTGGGGCATTAAGTTGCCCCTTTTTTATTTAACCATATAGCATAAGGAAAATAATATGAAAGTTTTAGTTACTGGTGGTAATGGATTTTTAGGGTCTAGAATTATGAAAGTTCTAAAAGATCAAGGTTATGATGCTTCAACATTTAGATCAAGAAATTTTGATTTGTGCAATCCTAAGCAAACTAAGGATGCTTTTGATAGATATCGGCCAGATGCTGTGATACACTGTGCTGCTGTGGTTGGTGGAATAGGGGCAAATAGAGTTAATCCAGGATCATTTTTTTATCAAAACATGATGATGGGATTAAATGTTATTGAAAATTGTAGAGTTTTTGATGTGAGTAAAGTTGTGCAGATAGGAACGGTTTGTAGTTATCCTAAATATACTCCGGTTCCTTTTAGTGAGGATAGTTTGTGGGACGGCTATCCGGAAGAAACTAATGCTCCGTACGGAATAGCTAAAAAAGCTCTTTATGTTATGGTAGAAGCTTATAAAAATCAATATGATCTAAATGGTTGCGTATTGGTGCCTTGTAATTTATATGGGCCAAATGATAATTTTGATCCTGGTAGTAGTCATGTTATTCCGGCTTTGATTAAAAAGTTTATTGATGCAAAACAAAATAACAATACCGAGGTAGAATGTTGGGGAAGCGGAAGTGCCACACGAGAATTTTTATATGTGGATGATGCTGCTGAGGCTATAGTAAAAAGCTTGAGCGTGGATACTGATTCTAAGCCTATTAATCTGGGCGGTGGTGTTGAAATAACAATAAAAGATTTAGCAGAAAAAATAAAACTATTTGTTGGATACGATGGAAATATAGCTTGGAATAGCGATCAGCCAGATGGTCAGCCACGAAGATTTCTTGATGTATCACGAGCCAAAAAGGTACTGAGCTGGGAACCAAAGGTAAGTTTTGATGCTGGATTAAAAGAGACTATAGAGTGGTACGGGGCTAATAAAAAATGAATATTAAACTTTTAGAAGCTACGGATAATATACAAGATTATATAGATTGCGTGAAGGATCTAAATAGTCATTATACTAATTTGAGTTCAATAGAAGATATTAAATATGTGCTAGAGCACAGACCGTCAAATATATTAACTTTTGTGATGGTGAACGATAGTGATAGGATAGTATCAACAGCAACGGTGATTATGGAAAAAAAATTAAGATATCAAAATTTATGTATGCATATAGAGGATGTTGGCACTCATCCACATTTTCGTAATCTTGGATACGGTTCGGAACTAATTCGATACTGCGTAAAAATAGCAGAAGAGAACAAATGCTACAAAGTTAAATTGAATTGTGAAAAAGATTTAGTAAGCTTCTATGAGAAACTAGATTTTAAGGTTGGCGGAAACCACATGGGGCGATCATTATAGTTTAGGTAAGACATTTGTTTTAGTTTTGGCTTACTATGTTTAGACCACCGCCGGTTTTTTGAGACTGATTCTCAATATCAAACCAAAATGAAAAAACCCCCCTACTAAGCGGGTGACGCAAAATGCTGTGCAAAATGCTACAGTATGACGCAAAATGCTACAGTGATCCTTACCCCCGTCTCAAAATGAGAATGCTGTAACCCTATATTTTTCAAGGGGTTACGAAAAATCCTATTTTTTTTCTCGAATGGCACGACATTCGCATATATATCTGGTATCGAAACAAGGGGTTTCGGAAACAAGTAGAAAAAGGATAGATAAGATGGAAAACATGATTGTGCTCAATACGGTTCGTGAGTTGTGCGAGTTGATCAACAATACGACCATGACCACGTTTGTTGGTCGTGTTGCTTTTGCAATGGACCTTCTGGAAAGGGTTCGCCATAATGATAACATGATCGAAATCAATCATGAGTTGGGATTCTGCGATGATGGTGGATTCATCCAGATTGATGAGATGGGTTATGTGGTCGATGATTATGCGATCCAGTGATTCCCTATAAGGGGGGTTGTGGCAGCGAAAAAGTTTGGTAGGATCATAGAAAAGAAAGAGAGAAAAAGATGGTTTACAATGTTGGCGATAGGTTGAGTGTGGTCTATAGTACTGGCGAATCGTTCACCGGTGAACTGGTTAGCGTTCGTGAGATTCCGAACAAGGGAACGCTTATTCTGGTGAACGACGAAACGGTAGGCTATCGGTCCATGTATGCCGACAAGGTTGTGAGCGTAATCGTGGAGAATGCTTGAATGGATACTAACTACTTTCAATCATCGTTCGAGAGTATGGAAACGAGTACCATACGATTGTGGCTCCACGAAGCACAAGTACGACTGCCCCATGAGAGGGGTAGCGTTCGTGAGATACTGAAAGAAGGTATACGCGCGTCTGCTCGTGAACTGTTGTTCAGGTATCGAGAGGATATGAAAAGAATCTTTTCAAAAAACTCGACGTAAACCCTTGATACGTAAGGACTTACGGCGAAATTGGGCCGCCATTTTTGACGTAACTCCTTATGGTTCAAGCACTTACGGCGACCCCAAAGGTGGTGTAGCAAAACGCTGTAGCAAAATGCAACACCTGTAGCAAAATGCTTCACCTTGGCACACCCCCGTCTCAAAATGAGAAAGTTGTAAAGTGTTGTCCCATAAGGACTTAGAAAGAAAAAAATATTTTTCAGACTTTGGCACGGGAAGTGCATTATATAGAGGCATAAGAAAGAGAGTGAAAGATGGATAAGACGATTTATTTGGTTTCCGATTGCTGCTATGTTGAAAGCAACCCAGATTACCAAGTCTGCTCATGTTGTGGTGAGCATTGCGAAATGGTTGTGGATGATTCGATCCATACTGCTATGATGGATGATTTCATCGAGTCAGACTATATCCCCGGTTATGATGATGGTGAGGCTATCTAGTCTCACCTAATCGGGGGGTTGCGGCGGCGAAAAAGTTTGGTAGAATCAGCACACAAGAAAGAGAGAAGAGAATGGAAAAGTTTCGAATCGTTGAAGAATACAAGCGTACAGTTCGTGGTATCTTCTATGGTATGGCGATCCCTTGCGACAAGCGTAGTGCCGATGGTGGTACGATTACCAGTGAGAAGGTATTGAAGTTCAATCGTTCAGCGTTGCGAAAGATTGGCAAGAGTAAGGTCGAAAAGGCTGACCCCCGCATGGTAGGTGGTGAGGATCGTATGCGTTTCCCGGTTGGCAAGCCCGGTTCCCCCGAAAGGGTGGTTGCTCTTGCAGAGCAATATGCTAGCCTCGCGGATGATGAGATGAGTCCCTTTACTGGAGATGAGTGAGAACATGACCATTCAAGTACAAAATACACTCCATCGCCTTGTTGCTCACCACGGTTATTCGGCTACATTTGTACAGTATATGGGAGAGGGTATATGTATGTACAGTATCGGCGGCATCATGTACCGCATTAGGGGGATGGTACGATTCTCTAAGAACTCGACGCAAACCCTTGATACGTAAGGACTTAGGCAAAAATCGGGCCCGCAATTTTGACGTAAGTGCTTATGAGACAATGACTTACGACAAACTCTATGCCATGATTTTTGGCATGAAAATTGCTCTAGCATATGGTGTGCCAATATGGAAGAAAATTATGAAAAGTTTTGTCAAAATCTCTTGACACAAAAATTTCCAGATTTTTCTTGCA